TCCGATGAAGAACACCTGAGGCTTGTTCGGGAAGTCGGTGGTGGGGTACTCATACTCACCCACCTGCTCAAAGGTGATCAAGTTCAGATCTGAGTGAAAGTAGCCGGGCATCAGAATCCCTCCGGACCAAACGCCATCAGGGCCTCGCGCTCGGCCTCTTCATCGCGGAAGGAGTCCCAGGCGCCACGGTTCTCCAAGGGGCAAGGTCCTCCGCCCGGGTATCCGTGACCTACGCCGTCGCAGATTGAGCAGCAAGGAGCATCATCCAGTTCATCATATTCTTCGGTGAAATCGTCCATTTCATCCTCTCGGTCCCGGACCGCCCGGGCTCCTATGAACTACGTTACAACATCTTCTGGAGATTGCAAAATCGGGACGCTACATGGTAGGCCTGAAAGTGATGATGGCCAGGACCACGAACGCGGCAAGCACCGCCCACGTCGCCCACCTCGGAGCCGCGTCGAGAGTCTTGCCGAGGAGGAACCCAAACAGGCCACCCAGCACTACAAGCATGACAGACTCAGGCATCAGTTCGCTCCGCTCCGAGAGAGTAAGACCACGACGGTGATGATTGTCGAGAGGAAGCCGCCTGCGCCGACGATGTACCCCCACAGGGCTGAGGCTCCGGCCCGGTTCGATCCTCGGAGGTCAGAGATTTTGGTATCGGTGGCAATCTTGAGGTCTTCGATCTTAGAATTGATTTGGCTAAGCGCGAGTGTGAACTCAGCGCGCGGAACCTGTAGCGCTGCGAGGTCGCTGAGCGCCGCCCGGAACTCGTTGACGCCCTCAAACCGTCTCTCAGTAGCAGCCTCAGCCTTTGTTGTTGCGATAGCCGCTGCTTGGATAGCCTGATCAATATGCTTGTCCCGCTGGCGGAGCATGGCCTCCACATACTCGCGGAGCGGCACAGCGTTAGGGTCGGGCTCGGTCATGCGCTCATTCCTTTCTGGCAGTAAGGAGCCGGGCTCTCGGTGACCACCGTAGCGACCATCGACAACCCGGCATCCGGTTACTTCGCTACAGCCTTGGTGGGCCGGTAGGCCACGCCGAGAGATCCGGCGATGAAGCCGATGGCAAGTGCTACCCGTGCCACCGTAGGATTGCCCACGAGGACGATGCCGACCGCGCCCGCAGCAACTCCGAGATAGTAGACCACCGTGCGAACGATGGGCGGGATGATGGGCTTGTACTCGCCCTGGATTGGTGCTGTCATGTCGTTCCCTTCTCTTCTTATAGGGTTGCCGCGTTGAGTCGTGCTTGCAGCGCGGCGATTGCGGGAGATTGGTCCCAAAGTTCTCCATCAGCATTTGTGCCGAGATACCTCTGGAGAGCCCGGATGGTGTTCGGGCCAATTCTGCCGTCGATCCGGCCCGGGCTGAAACCCTTGCTCAGGAGGTGGCTCTGGAGAGCCCGGATGACCAGCGAACCATTGTCCCAGAACCTCCCGGTCCAGTCCCAACCGGATGTCAATCCCGGGTTCCTTGCTCGGTTCACGCGGCCCTGGCGAGAGACAACGCCATCCTCCTCTGTGGAGAGGTAATCCTGGAGAGCGAACGTTGTGAGCGATCCCCACCACCCGTCAAGGTCCAAGCCGTATCCACCCGGAACGCTCGGCGTGCCAGGATTGGTCGGCGGGAATCCAACATGCCCTTCAATAGCCAAGGCGATGATCTCGGGCATCTGCGCGATACGTGACACGCTGTCAGCCGGTCGCGCGGAGTTATCGGGGCAGGTCTTGCCGCGTGAAAATGACCACGACTCGCCGCCACCGCGCTCCTGGCGACCGCCAAACAGAGCATCGTGCGGGAAGTTCCCGTCAATGCCTAGTCGGTGGTAGCCAATACCGGCTGTGTGGGTGTGCGAGTTCGCCATCAGCGAGAGCGGGACCGAGTGGTCATCATGCATCCACCTCGCGATAGCGGCGAGCGACTTGACCTGCTGCGGGGTCCACGGCTCCTGGCCAAATCCGCCTTGGGTCTCCACTGAGAAGGTCCTGTTGTTTCCCACGCGCTCGCTCTTGGACTTGGACCAAGCGGGCATGTACTGCTCGATGACTCCCGAGCGCCGGACATACATGTGTGCGCAAACTCCGGCTCCTGAGAAGAAGCCATACAGCGAGTCGGCGTTGGAGACTGCGATGTGGTCAATCTGCGCATTGACTCGCGCTCCTCCGGTGCGCGCCCGGTAGTGCTTGGTGATGGGCTTCTTGACAGCCCCGGGCATCCAATCTGACATGCGATCCTCCTTGTTAGTCTCGCCACGCTCCGCCGCTCTTGGTGAGCAGCCGCGTAACCAGTTTTGGGGTTCCGGACTTCTGGATGTAGATGTCCGAGATCTCCTTGACCGCCGATGTCTTTTGGATCACAGCGGCACTCTTGGTTGTGAACGTTCCATCCACATAAGCGCCTGTGCCGACCGAGTTGATGGCGGCGATCCTGTAGAAGTACCCTGTAGAAGGATCAAGGCCCGAGACCGCCCGCAAGAGCGACGCGGAGGTGGCGTTGTAGACCAGAGCCGTGAAGGCGGCATCGGTAGCGATCTGGAGCCGATAGGCGGTGATTGTAGCGCCGCCATTGGAGGCCGGAGCGTCCACGGCAAGCGTCACAGACTTGGCCCGGAGATTTGACACAACGGGATTCTGCGGAGCGCTCGGGAAGTCCAGCATCGTGAACGGTCCCGTCACGACGGATGCCGGGCCGGAGCCCGCAGCATTCTTGGCTTTGACCGACGCCCAGTATTGGTCGCCGGGAGTCATGCCGGTCCATGTGTGGTCGTTGTCTCCTTGCGGGATGACGGTTGGCGAGGTCATCCCGGCGTTAGTCGCAAGTAGGAGGTCAAACTGGCTCGTGTTTTCACCGCCCCAGTCAGCCGGGTCTGCCCAGTCGGCTCGCGCCGAGGTTCCCGAGACCCCGGAGATGATCGGAGCGCCCGGAGCGCTCGGCGTGGCGATACTTGTCACGAATGATTGCGCCACCGAGTATCCACCCGGCCCGGCAGAGTTCTTGGCGCGGTGTTTGAAGTAATGCCGGGTGGCGGTAGCAAGTCCTGAAAGTGCTTTTGTGTTTCCAGTTACGGATACCGGAGTGGCCCCTGTGAATGCCGAACTCGTGGAGACTAGAACATCAAATTGGCTTGTATCCTCTCCGCCCCAACTTGTAGGATCTGGCAGAGATAGGGTAGCGCCACTACTGCTAATGCCGCTAGCAGAGGCGCTGACCGGCGTTGCCGGTGCAACAATCGGCGTCGTGATCGTGTTTGTCGGGGACCAGCCGGAAGCGCCCGCTTCATTCGCCGCATAATGCCGCTCATAGTATGCCGTATTTGGAGAGCGGCTCCCGAGAGTTAGCGTGTTGCCGATGACAGAATATTGCTCAACAGCCGATGCGAATGTTGCCGATGTTGATACTTGCACCAGGAAGTCGCTTGTGTTATCGCCACCCCAATCTGCCGGGTCTGGCCAGGCGAGCGTGAACCCGCTTCCCGTTACCGCAGATTCAGTAGATGCCGCTGGCGTGCTTGGCTTTTGAGTAATGCGAGGCAGCACCATGCTGACCGTCACGCTCGTGGGACCACCAGCACCAGACGTGCCCGTGTTGCCCATGTTGCCGACCACATTCAGCGACTTCGTGCCGTCAGCGTCGTGGGTGACCGTCGTTGAGCCTGAATCAATAAGCGTCGACTTATAACTAGCCGTTCGCCAGTCGAATGAAAATGACCCAGACCACTTAGTTGAGCCATCAACAACAACAGAGTTTCCTACGACCGAACCGTTAAACGAGGAGTACCAACTCGTATTGTCCTCAATCAGATACAGCCACCACGACACAACAGACGTGTTAGCCGCAACATTCGGTGAGGACTCGCTTACATTAAGGCGGAGAGTGCCGCCCGCGCCAGTTGAAGCATCAGCCATCAGACAGCCACCGTTCCTAGTCCTGCGTGCGCGTCAAGACCCGCACGACGCGCGGCCCGAGTGACAATCAGATCAAGCCGATATGGCCTGCTCCCGTTGTATTGGTCAGAGAATAGGGTCATGGGCTACGCCTGCCAAACCGCGAACAAATCGCCGTCATTCCCGAATGCTGCGGTAGGCGCGACGGTCCCGTCATAGATCTTGCGGCCGTTGAGCGTGGTCGCGTCGATTGCGTCAGGCTGACCGGCTGGCTTCCATGCCGTCCCGTCCCACTCCTCTGAGTAACCGAGCGTGACGTTGAAGCCCTGCTTGCCGAGCCTCGGCGAGGCCGGGCGGCGCGAGGTGGTCCAGAAGCCGTTAGCGGTTCCCATGTAGGGTCGGCGGTCGGTGATGTCTCCCGCCGAGATAGAAGCCGCCGAGGCCGCGACCGCGACGCGGGCCAACTCCATCTCATAGATTCCCGCGTCAGTCTGTGTGAGAGCCGGAGCGACCGGCGAGGCGAGCGGCGAGCCCTTCAGGACCGTCGCGATGACCGAGTTTGCCGTGGGGTCCAGCCGGAGGATGATCAAGTCGATTCGGGGGTTGGCCCCGCCCGCGTCGACCGCGACGCTCAGAGCGGCATCATTGATGTACACGTGCCCGCGAACGTATCCAAAACCAGGATTGACGGTGAGCGCTAGGCCGGTGTCCGGAGTGACCTTGAGTTCATCAACGTCGCTTCCGGCCCACACGCCAGAATCCTGAAGCCTCTTGAACAATTCTGAGTATTGGGTCTCTGTCGTGTTCGCATTATCAAACGGATATGAACTCTCAGCCATGATTCGCTCCTTCCATCATTTCTATTGTACGTGCTTTGGTCATGCGACCTTCACCGCCTTGATCGTGCCGGTCATCCGATCATCCGTTCCAAAACCAGGCGGGCCTGCCCTGACGCCCCCAATTGAAGCGTTGCGCCGCTGTTTTGTCGCACGGAGATTGAGACCTCGGTCCCTGCTGTGAGGTAGACCGCGCCCACCACAAAAGGCGCACGCATCGTCACGCCGGTCGGTGCCATTGTTAGCCCCCAATCGGAGTCCTCCGCCCGATCCGTCTCCCAATAAGCGATCCGATAGGTGCCGCTGGCGTTACTCTGCCAAGACGAGTGGAAGAACGCGCGGTAGTAACCGTCTGTCGGGACCTCGATGTAGCCCGAAGCGTTGACGGTGAGGCTGAGTGGGTCGTAGTAAGCGGTTGGCCACGTCACGAGAGTGGCGATGTTGGTGGGGATGCTCAGGGTGGTGGTGCGTACTGCCATCCAGATTGCTTGCCATGTGCCCACGAGCGCGGCGTCAACCTGACCCTTGGTCGCCACGTCACCAGCCGCAACGCCGTTAGCGGCCTTGATGCGAGCGCTGGCGTCACGCTTGGCAAGAGTGTTTGCTGTTGCCGCTGTAGCACCTAGCGCACCATCTGCACTCGTAGCGAACAACTGTGCCGCCGTCTGTGCCGCATCTGCGTAGGCGGTATCTGCTTGTTGATACCACGGCTTCCACAGGCCCGTGTTATCGCCCATACGAACCCACACATCACCCGTGTTCTTGTCGTTGTAGCGCTGCACCGTTCTGTAGTCGAGAATCCTCACAGTTTCTACTGTTGCAAAACCCGTAGTCGGCCACCCGCTATGTGGCCCGAACGCAAACACCGTGATCCCCACTGGAAAATCATCAGGCGTGCTGAGGGCGGTATAGGGCGCAGAGTCATACGCAAAGGTGAAAGACCTATCAGCCGCTGTAGCGAACGATTCAGCCGCCGTCTGCGCACCGTCCGCCGCCGCCTCGCTAGATGCCTTTGTCGCCGCATCCTGGGCCGCTACTGGGTCTGTGAACTGAGCCCGCCCGCTCGCGTCGCGGAGAGCCAAAGTGCCTCCGGTCGGCGACACGTCGGTGGTTGTGGTTAGCGAGTTCACCTCAAGGTTGGAGATCCTCTTTGAGGCTTGCTCCTGGTTCGCGATGATCTTGGACTCAAAGTCAAATCCAGTCGGCTCGCCGATGGTCGCGCTGGTCACAATCCCGTCCGGCGTGAGCATCACGAGAGCCTCAGAGACAACGGCAACTAGCGGCTGGTCATCCACGATCACCTTCACGAGGTCACCGAGGCGCCAATGGCGCCCGTAGTCCATCGTGCTGTCATTCGTCGGCGCGACCGAGAGCGAGGTGATCACGTGGCCATTCTCGGTCACTACCGTGTCACCCTCCAACTCCAAGTCGGCGAGCAACTCAGCGTCGCGGCGATCCTTGAACCGCTCTGGCTTCCGACCCCAGTCAACCTCCGCCGCGAGGCTCTCCGCAGTGGTCCTCTGAACCACCATCCGGTCCTTGCCTTCACCCTGCCCGGCAACCAGCGCCCGGGTCGCGCTCGGGGCTGCAAATCCATACGCCGTAGAGTCCAATTGATCATTCTCAATGTTCATCACGATGGTATTGGACTTGTCAACCGGCTCATAGACCTCAAACCAGATCTCGGAACCGTTCTGGACCATGTCAAATCCGACACCGCCCTGGACCCCGAGTTCATTGAGGAGTCCGCCAAGGACCTTAAAGCGAGCCCGCCCGGAGACCGCTCCGCCCCTCCCGAGGTCGGCGGGGTTGAGGACTACACCCGGAACAGCCCGAGAACCCAACGAGGAGCCACTGACGATGTTCGCCGCTACATAGTCCCGCATAACGGTCTCCGCGACACCGGAGCGCACATCATACGCCTTCGCTTGTGCACTCGCGACATTCGCCGGATCTCCATAGGCGAGAGCGTCGGCGAGATGGATGTTGTCATCCGAGCCCATGAATGTGAAGCCGCCAATTGGGTCCCCAGCAGACTCGCTCTTGACCCAATTCGTGACCGGCCCGGAGAACAGCACGCCATAGTTCGGATTTGCCGGCACGATCACGCCGCTGATGAGGCTCGGCGCGGAGTCCTCCACGCGGCCTCGGATGACGATGCCTCGGCCCGGTTGAGCAAGGAGCGGCACAGCGTTAGACTCTGCGGGAAGCGCTAGGGCAAAGGAGCCCACGTTGCGGTATCGCTTAATGAATTGAAGTTTGTCAATGTCATCAAGGTTGACGGCTCCGATGCGCCCAAGATTGACTGAGCGAATCTCAATTGTGATATCCTTGATCTCCATCAGAACACCAACTCCCGCTTGGGGCTGAACACAAGCGCAATCCGGGAGTCAGAGGTGACATTTGTCATTTCTACAGACACAACTGAACTCCCGCTCGGGATAGCAAAGAAGCGGAAGAAGTCGCCGAGATTGCTGAACACGGCCTCATCACCATTTTGGTCATATACCTTTTTGTTGATCGTGTCGATGATGATAATCTCGCCCGCCGCGATGACGGCGTTGTACGGGATCTCAGAGCCATCGGCAAGCGATACAAGGACCGTGTCGGCAGGTCCGGTGAAAGTCCAGACCGGCTGGACTGCGACATCTCCCGGATTCTCCACGGTCGCCGAGCCGAGTGCTTGAGAGGACGACAATTGCATCTGCGAGAGCGGCGCGTCAAGGATCAGGCCACGGCCTTGGTTGGCGGACTTGAACACGTATGAGACTGCCGTCTCAGCGGTCCAGTACGGGTCCGGCGCGACTAGCGCAAGCGCCCACCGCGCCATGGTCTCTGCGTCGGTGTCAGAACTCCCATACTGCGGGTCGGCTCCTCCGGCATAGTGGACGCGCGTGAACACCCGCTCGCCGTCCGGATAGGTCGCTACCAACTTGGCTGTGGTCTTGTGGTCATGGAGGAGCCGGGTGAGCGCTCGCATGCGGTCCTCAATCTCCTGGCGCTCCGCTCCAAAGATGACCAGAGGCAAGTCGATGTCGCGAGATTGTCGCACCGTCCTGCGATGCTGGGAGCCGCCCCGGACGCTCTCCCTCATGTACACTTTTGTCGGAGCAACTCCAAAGCCCTGTCGGCCCGCCGCTTTGAGGTAATCCTGGACCGAGCGACCGCGCAGTTCAATGACATTCCCGGCATTCTCCAGGGTCCATTTCAGCGCGGTCATGCTGCCCACCCAGGAACCGTTACACGGGCACGTCGCATTGCTCGCATCAGTTCATCCTCTCCGCTAATCTGCGCCGAGCCCGGCGCGGCCTTGTAGTCAAAGTTGAACTGCCGGGCATCCGTACTTCCGCCGCCCACTCCTCCGCCAAGCATACTCCCGTTCAAAGCGGCAGGGATGCTTACATTCATCCCGCCGAGGAGCCCGTGGAGGTTCCCGACTTGAGACTGGATGCCGGACATGAGGCCCTTCATAATCAACTCACCATTCTGCTCAAGTAGGAGTGCATCGCGCTTGGGCGGACCCTTCCATCCCACGATCTTGTCGGTGAGGTCTGTCAAAGTGTCCTTGACCCTACCAATCGTGTTCTCAATTCCTTCTTTGAGGCCGTTGATAATCTTCGCTCCAGCATCTTTAAGCCAGGTGCCGGCATTTCTGAAAGCGTCAACAACCTTGTCCTTGATCGTCCCGATGAAGTCGAGAGCCTTTTGGAGCGGCTCTTCAATCTTGTCCTGAACCGTCGTGAAGATGCCAGAGACAATCCCGGTGAGCGTGTTCCATGAGGTAGTGATCCTGTCAACTACCCATCCGACAACTTCCTTGATCTTGGACCAAATCGCACTAAACACTCCGGTAACGAAATTGCGCATCGTCTTGAATACGCCGATGACGAGATTGACAACCCTGCTGATTGGCGGCTGGACATTCCTCTGGAACCACTCCACGAACGATTCAATCAGGTCCCAGACCGCATTCCAAACGGCGCTGACTACCGCCCACCATAGGTTGAATATTGCAACCACAAGGTCAACAACGGCTTGGATGAGCGGCGCGACATTCTCATCCCACCAAGTCAGGAACGATTTGATAACATCCCAGACCGCATTCCACGCGCCAGTTACGGATTCCAGCCAGACTTGGAATGCGTCCACTATCCAATCGATGACGGATTTGATCGCTGGCCATACAACATCCGTGAACCAGTCGATGACCGGCTGCACAATAGCCATGAAGGATTCCCACGCGCTACTCGCTCCCGAGGTCGCCTCATCGGTGGAGGTGAAGAATGCCTTGACCTTGTCGATCACCCAGCCAATCCCTTGAGTGAGTTTGTCCAGGACCCACACGACGGCATTGATGACCGGCACGAGTACCATGAGAAGAAGGTTGATGAGAGGCGTCAGCGCGGCGAGGAGGAGACTGATGACCGGAGCGAGCGCGGCGAGGAGTATGGCAACAAGTTGGAGGACCGGCCCGAGGATGTCGGCCATGACCGTCACGAGTTGCGAGATGATCGGAACTAGCGCGAGGATGACATCCATGATCAGCGGGAATAGTTGCTGGGCCAATTCCATGATTATCGGGAGCAACTCCGCAACAATCCCGGTGACCAATTCCATGAACACGTCAAGGAGTTCCTTGATGACCGGCTGGAGTTGCGTCATCGCATCTTCCAGTTGCGCCATCACCGGCTCAAATGAAGCCTTAACCTCATCCCATCCTCCGGCGAGCGTGATCAGCACCGCAATCAGCGCAAGGACAATCGTCACGACTCTCAGAATTGGGTTGGCGTTCATCGCAGAGTTGTAGATCTTTTGAGCGACCGCCATTGACTTTGTAACGCTCGTCATGATAGCGCCGGTCTTGCCAAAGACAGTCTGCGCGCCGCTCGCCAGGAGGATGTTAGTCCGCATCTTCATCGCAGACAAAGCCATCTTGGCAATTGCTGCGGTAAGCAAGGCGGCTCCGGCTCCGCCCGCAACCCAGAGCCCGATTTGTTTCTGAGTCGACTTGTCGAGAGACCCAAACATATTGATCGCCAAGGTTGCCTTGTCGACAAGTTCCTTAATTGCCGGCGTGAAGTTCATCCCAAGGGTGATGGCGGCAGTCTCCAGCGAGCCCTTCATGATTGTAATGGAGCCCGAGAGGTTGTCCAAGCGTCCCGCCGCGACCTCGCCGGCATCGACAGATCCGACGCTGGCGGCCATCTTGTCAAATCCAGCCGCGCCATTCTCGGCTAGGACCGCCGCACCACGGATGGCGTCAGATCCAAACAGGGTGGTTAGGGTCGCTTGCTGCTGCTGCTTGGTCATTCCGGCGAGCGAGTCCTGGAGGACTTGAGAGACCTCCGACATGGACTTCATGCTGCCCTCGGCGTCATAGAACTGGTTGGCACCGTCTGCGGTGATCAGCCCGAGTTCCTTCATCAAATCCTTGGCCTTGGCAGACTCCGGGTTGAGCCTCAAGAACATCGACTTGAGCGAGGTTCCCGCGTCGCCTCCCTTGATACCCGCGTTACCCATTAGGGCAATCGCAACCGCCGTGTCATCAAACGATGCTCCAGCAAGGTTTGCGACCGCGCCGACTTGGGTCAGCGACTTCCCAAAGTTGTTCACGTTGATTGCGGAGGAGTTCGCCGCGCCGGAGATCTTGTTGGCGACGTTCGCCATGTCCTCGGCGGTCAAGCCGAATTGGTTCATGGCATTGGACGCGATTGTCGCCGCGTCGGACAACTCCACCTCGCCCGCCGCCGCGAGCGCGACGGTGGCGTCAGCCGCGCCGTTCATGATGTCATCAAGCGACAGACCGGCCTTGGCGAGATCCTCCATGGCGCCCGCCGCATCACCCGCGCCATACGCGGTGTCACGACCAATCTGTAGCGCCTTCTCCGAGATTGCCGCCATGGCTTCCTCGGTCCCGCCCGATACTGCCTGGATAGCGGAGAGCCGGAACTCAAAGTCAGACGCGGCCTTGATGGCCAAGCCGAATGCCGCCGCGAGAGCGGCACCGGCTATGGCGGCTGTAGTGGCAATCCCGGAGAGCGCCGGGCCAAGGTCCCTCTTGACCTTCCCGCCCGCCTGGGATGCTTGCCTCCCGAATGTATCCATCCCTGCCGCGCCTCTTTTGAGGCCAGAGGTGTCGGCGTCAATTACAATCTTGCCTTTTGCCTCGCCAAGATCAGCCATGGCGCATCACCTCCGGGGTCTCATGGCCAACGCAGGGTCGGCATACCTTCCTTTGCTCGCTGATGTTTCCGGCCCGTCGGCAGAGGTGAGCCATTTGGACAACTCGCGGTCCACACGGCGCTCGGCTTCCTTTTGCTTCTTTGCGGAGCGAGCAGTCAATTGGAGTTTCGACTCCAGCGCATTCCCAAAGGTCTGCACCGCGCGGTCGAAACTCCATGCCGTCAACTCCTCATCGATTCCATACAGGCTACTCGGTCTGATCCTCATCTGCTTGGCCAGCGAGAATGCCTCCCAAAGCAGTCTTGGACTCCTTGCGAAACTTCGCCAAGTCGGCAGAGCCTCCGACAACGTATTGCATAATGAACATCTTGTCCATTTCGTCAACATAGTCGACATAGGCGCGATCCTCCCGGAGGTCATCCGGGTCCTCCAGCGGCGCATCCTCGTGCTCGGCGTTGTAGGCGTCAAGGTCCTCCTGCGTAGGGACCGGGAGCAACCGGGGCTCGCGCACGACGTGCACGGCGATCTTGTCGACCATCGTGAACATCTTGGCGACCGCTTCCGGATCTGCCATGAATCCCTTGCCCGCCGCGTCGGCCTTCTTGCCTTCCGCCTTCGGGATGGTCTCTGACTGGACAATCCCGGTGAGCGTGTCAAGGCTCTCCAAGATCCCAGCCTTCATCAAGCCCTGGACCCCGGGCCGGATAACGCCAATTGTCGATCCGGAAGGGACCTTGAGTTGGATGATGAACTTCTGGCGGCCAAATCCTTGCGAGCCGCTTGTGTTTTTGTTCTTGTTCTTCTTCGCTCCACCCTTTGGGGCAGAATCAGTAGCAGGCATCCTAGTGCTCCTTTCACGCTACCTTTGTGAACTAAACGCTTGCGACAGGTGCCGCAACGTTGTTCACGAAATCGTACAACTTGTCGTCGGCATCACCGATGCCGAGGCCGGAAGCCGACGTCAGGAAGAAGTCGCCATCCGTGAACTCGCCGGAGAGATCTCCGGTGGCCTTTGCCTTGTAGATGATGCAGTGGACGTCGCCGCCGCTGTCGGAGATTGCTTGGCCCTCAATCTTGAACCAGGGCCTTGCATCCGTCGACTTCTTGGCGTAGGTGACCACGGTGTCCGGAGCGGTTCCGGTCTCGGTGACCTCGCCGCCCGCCATGAGTTGGAACGCCTCAAACGGGAGTCCGCCAGACTCCATGTCCCACTCAACGGTGGGTCCGGAGCCGTGCTGTGCGACCACGCGGTCATCGCCTCGGAGTTCCTGAAAGTCCTCCACCTCGGAGAATGAGAGCGTTCTTGCGTTGGGGAGGTCGATTCCGGCCACATCCAGAATCGTACCGGCCATATCGGTGTATGCCGTCAACTTGATGTCGCGGAGACCGTAAGGCAGTGGAGTTCCCATGTCGTTTATTCCTTCCTGCTATTTGGATTTTTGTACTTGACCGTGGAGATCATTTCACCGCTCTTGATGTCAATCCGGTGAAGGACAACCACGCCTCGCCGAGCCCCGCAAAAGCGCGAGTCACACTTGACCTCAAACAGAGAGTCAGATAGCATGACGCCGTGCTTCTTTGAGGAGCAGCGGAGTTCCATATCAGACCCGCGTGAATCCGGCGTGCTCTGCGAGCGCGTCGCCGACCGAGGGACCGCCCATGTCCTCATCCGAGATGAAGAACTTATTGGCGCGGTTCCATTCCAGATCCTTGGAGACTCCCTTGAGCCCAAGCGCCTCCAGGTTTGCGGCGGTCATTACGCGCCGGGTGGCAACTCCCTTCCAACTGATCCCGCGAGCCTCGCTGACGGTCGCCTTTGGTGCTTCCGCCTTTGGGGCTTCTGACTTCTTCTCAGCCATTTCCATTCCTCTCTCTTGGTTTGATCCTACCCGTTACACGCCCCGGGCCACAGCAAGCGCCCGGAACGGGATGACGAGAGAATTGAACCCGTCATCAAACATGTCGCGACCTCGCCCGAGCGCGTTGCCCCGGATCTCCACCGCCAAGATAATCCCATTATCCACCGCTTGACCAGAGATGGCGTTGACAACAGATAGCGCGCGGTGCCCGATATCCTCCGCGCCGGTGATGTCGCCTTCTCCGCCATAGCACCAGATCTCAAACGGCCTGCGGGTGATATCGGCGATCCCTAGCAGCGTATCGGTCCACCGCAGAACGATGAACGGGAACACGGTCGGCGAGTCCATCGTGTCAGCCTGGTACACGGCATTCAGAGGGAGCCCGAGAGCCCGCAGGATGGCGTCGGTGTTGAGCGCCTCGGCGATAGTCTCGCGAACGTTACTCACAGTTTGCCTCCCGGGAACATAGCGTTGAGGATGTCCGCCGCCGACTCAAAGTACAGAGGAGCCTCGTGCTCAATTGTCGGGACGATGATCGCGTAACGTCCGGCCCATCGGATCTCAAGCCAGATGCCGTAATTCATCTTGTGGTACAACTCAATCTGCCAATTGCCGGCTGCGGGGTTGGACCGCGTTGACACATCCAGACCTTCTCTGGCATTGCCGGTTATGTCATTCCAAGGAGCGTTGAGCCGCGCATAGCGTACCGCTGCTTGTCCGTGGAATTTGGTGATCTTGTCCATGTACAAGAGCGCCTTGACTTTGGCAGCCCCGAGCGACGGCGAGATCTCATCGGATGTCCAATGGAATCCGCTCCGCGTTGACATCATGCTTCTGGCCATCAGCCATACTCCACAACTAGGCCACGGACCTCATAGTGGTTGAACCGAATTACATCAGCGACTTCCCATTGGCGGCCCGTCGCTCCCTGCCAGTGGTCGCCCGGCTCCATGTCGGCATCGTAAGTGCCGAGGAGCCAGAAATGGACCTCACGCACCGAGCCGTCTTGAGCGCGGAAGGTTGGAGGGTTTGAGCGGCTCCCGAGTTCGATGATGCGGAGGCTCTGCGGCAAACGCGGGATGGCATCCTCATCCCTCCACCCGCCCGACGGGATGCGGACTTTGCCGACCTTCGGGATGAGCGTGACGGCGGTCGGATTCTCGGCGATGAACGCGATGGTGTTCGCTCTGTGGATGGCGAGTTCGGTGGCGTCCATTTCAGTACCGGGTGGCGAGCCTCGTGCGACTTGCGGCGGTCTGGATCTCGCCGCCAGCCGGTCCTGCATAGCGCGCCGCCTGTGCGAGGTAGTTGGTGTGGACCTCGGACATCTTCCGCGAGGAGCCGCCCTCCGAGATATCCACGAGGTGAGCGACCTTTGCGGCCTCGCCTTCCCACCATTGAGAGGCGGCGAGCCGGGAGGAGCCGGAGGCGTCAACCATGGCGCCGAGAGTCTCATCAGTCCAAGGCTCGGTGTTGGTCTCTTGGTTGATGTAGCGCCTCAGGGCAAGGATCTCTGCTGCAGTCGCCATTTCATCCTTCCTTCTGCCAGCGGTTCCCGGACCGAGCCCGCCTCAGCAGAGGCTCGGGCCGGGAGGTGCTAGGCGTCTGTGTCATCCTCGGCGGTGGCGTCATCCGCCTCCAAGGCGGCGATGAGGTCGACCTTCCGCTCGGAAGCGGGCTCAATCTGGTCATCCTCGTCCATCTGCTCGTTGCGGGCTCGGATCTCGGCCTTGAGTCCGGCAACATTCCAGTCCTCATAGGTCTCATCCTCCGGCCCGTCCTGTGTGCTCTCGCCACTCGGAGTGGCATTCCCGGTAGGCGAGGAGCCCTCAGGGGTCTCCGGCACAGGAGAAGCCATCTCAGAGCCGTCCTCGGCCTCATAGGTGACGGTCTCGCCGGTCGCGCGCTGGTAGCGGTCCACGAGCCAGGGGCGGCTCGCCGCGTAACGCGCATCAGAGGGGCTGAGCGGACTGGTGAAATCAATTTCTCTTGACATGTTCCTACTCCTTGGTGGGAGGACCGGAGCGAGCGCCAAGGAGAGGCATTGCCCGCCCGCTCCGGTCCGGCTTGTTAGATGTCGTACAGGGTCGGCGCGGCGTAAGCGCCCACCGTGATTTGCATGACGACCGAGCCACCACGGTGACGGATACCCGTGCCGGCACCGCGCTGGTAGAAGGAATCCACCAGAGGGTAATCGTTGTCAGCACCCTTCACGAGGCGCAAGCCTCGCAAAGAGGTGTTCGCGTGCTCGCGGATGCCGACCGGGTTGGCGAGGTTGTCGCGGCCTCCGGTAGCAATCGCGGTCATGTAGCCGACCGGGAACAAGTCATCTTCCACGATGAGGGCTTCACCGTAGGAGCCGATGACGTTGAGACCCTTGTACATGGAAGCGGGCTGACCACCGGACACAGACTGGCCAGGCTCCAAAATCAGAGCCGTGGCATTCGCCTGCGAGGGGATGAAGTCAAACTTGTCCGCATTCGCGATCCGGAACCCTGTGACCACCGAGCCCTCCGAGGAGTTCATGGCGATCACCTGCTGCAGCCCGTTGACCTTGGAGTAACCGTGGTGGCGGAGGTGCTCCATCATGGCGTCCAGGTCGCCCGAGTCGACCGTGGCGGCTCCGCTCGCGAGGTAGTGCGAGTGAGTACCGTCAAACGTGTTCGACTTGAACGCAGGCGGAACAGTTCCGTCATTGTTGTACAAGGCGTACACGTTCACGTCCTGGCCGGAGATCTCGGCGGTGCGGTTGACCGGGTTGAACAGGGACTTCATGACCAACTTAAACAGCAGTTGGTTGTCGGCCTCCAGAGCCGCCGCGTGAAGCGCCTCAACCTGAGCAGATTCTGCCTCAGCGAGGAACCGCCACGTGTAGCGGATGGCCAGGTCATACCACTGGAAGTCATACCCCATGTTGAAGGAACTCGGGGTCTGACGGATGCCGCGCGGCTCGCCGTACTCAGAGGCACGCTCAAACGCCGCGCCGGAGAGTTGGGTGACCTGTTCGATGTTCTTGGTCACGCCAAAGGAGAGGAATGACACGATGGCCGTTCGCTCCGCGTTGCCGATGGCGATGGTGTCCTGGAACTCGGCCCACATCGCGTTGTAGTCGACCCCATCAAGGGTCTGGTTCACGAGCACGTCAGACTGCTGGTTAAAGCCGCCCTCAGATCCGTGAAGGTTCGGGAGGATCATGCCGCCCGGAAGGGTGATGAGGTTGCTCATTTCCGGTTCCTCCTAGAATCCGGTCAGCACGAGTCGGTCGGCCTCAACGGTGAAGCCGGTCGCGACGTTAGCCGTGGCCACTTCCGTGAGAGCGCCCGTGGTCGCGTCAACGTAGATGTCCGTACCAGCCGAGAGCCCGACAACGTCGACCAACTCGCCGTGGCGAATGATGTCAACGGGATCTCCCTGGGTGGCCGCGTACTTGTTCGGGACCAAGATCCCGATGATGGCCGTCTGACCGCCTCCGCCAACCACGACAAGGCCCGAGGCGTTGAGTGAAACGCCTACAGGAATGCCATAGTCGGCGGGTGCGATATCGGCGCTGAGGATTGCGCGGGTGACGCCGATGGCGCTATCCGTCTTGTCCACACGAGCCATTATTGCTCCTGCCTTCCGTGATGTATTGGGGAGCGACTAGCGCCGCAGCCCCGGGTACTTGGATGTGTACTTGCGCTTGCGCTCGGCATCGCCCGACTTTTGCTGATTGGTCTTGGAGCCGCTCGGGCTCCCGGACTTCTTCGGCGCGGTCTTGGTCTTGGCCTCACGCAGGAGCCATGGGGAAGCCTTGGCCAACTTCTCAAGGGCAAGATCCAGGCCGTGAACGCTTCCATCCTCATCGATCTCTACACCTTTGAGATCGGCGAGCCGGAGCGCCGCGCTGGCGTCCTGCCACTCGTGTCCGTTGTCCTTCAGGAATGCGTTTTCCAGAGCCATGTCGTGCACTCGGTCGCGCAGCCCGTTCGCTTCTTCCGTGAGAGTCGCAAGGGCTTGCTTGGCTTCGGGCTCGCCGGCACCGCTCGCTTTGAGCGCCGCCAATTCACCTTCAGCCTTCTCCGCCCGCTTCTCCGCAGCAACACGCTTGTCAGCGTTCCTGCCGCGCTCCTCTTCCAAATTGGTAATGGTCCGCTTCAACTTTGCCGTCGCGGCATCATCTTCCTGGCCATCATCCTCGGTGCCGTCGCCGTCCTTGGATTTATCGCCCTTGGGGTCGCCGTCGCCGTCATCCTGGAGGTCATCCGAGTCCTCATCCGTCGCGGATTCGTCCTCATCGCCTTCAGATCCGATCAGCAGCATCGCGCTCACATCACGGTCAAGCAGGTCGGACATCGCGTCCTCATTGCTCTTGTTCATAGTTACCCTCCTTGGGTCATATCGCTTCCGAGCGTACCTGAAATCAAAGCCGCGCAATGGAACCTCGCCCGGACCAAATGCCGGGAAATATTGACAAACGCTATATAGCGAGATTTGCCCACGAGGTGTCATCATAGCGTCCCGAGAGGAGATTGGCCCGGAACTCCTCCGGGCTCGGGAGGTTCGGCACGATGAAGCAGAAGCACTGCGGGTGCGGCTTACTCGGGACGCGGTTCACCTCATACGGCCCGTCACCGGCATACTCATTGCACTGGTCTGGCTTTGGGTGGCTCCCGGAGAGTTTCCAATCGACCAATTCAACAACGCCGCTCTCATTCATCGCCCGGACCGAGCCGACGTGGAACGCATTGTTGATCTCGGTGCGGGCGAGCCGGTTTGCGGCGTACCTTGCGCCGCCCGGCGTGTTTGGGTTGACAAGATCCACCACCGAGCCCGCGAACTCCCGAGCGGAGAGCCCGCGAACTAGCGCAACATCGACCCGTTTGTTGATTTGATTGTTGACCCACGCCTTGGAGTTGTAGACCGAATCTGACAGCGGGACGTATGAGCCGCCGAGCCGGTCCATGTAGGTCCGGATTCCCGCCGCCGCCCGTCGGCTCTCTCCTTGGAAGAATGCCTCCATGACCTCTGCCGACATCGTCGTGGAGAGGAGCGGCCTGGCATAGTCGTGGATGGTGTCATACGCCGCGCTCATCGCCGCTCCTTGCCCGCGAGTCACGACGCTTCCGATTGTGTCAAACGCGGAATTGGAGAGCGCCTTGACTGCCTCAAGTTCAGCCTGGAGGCGAGCCCGCGAGAGATCCGAGAGCGGACGCGTGGAGGAGGAGAGCCGATCTGCGATTTGAGCCCGGGAGGTCTGGAGAGCGGCGTTGACCTCCGGCATGAACTTCTGCTCCACCTTGAGGTACTGGGTCAGCGGATAGTTCGCACTGCTAGGTGGTTTGGGCGTCGCCATCCGCGCTCTCCTGGGTCACGCGGTCGGCGTAGGGGTCGGCACTCGTGGCGTCGGTATTCGCCTTGGCGGCAAGCGCGGCCTTGACCTCATCCTCGGTGAAGTCATAGCCGAACTCCTCGCGGAGTTTCCGGAGCACGTAACCGAGAGGCAGAATGCCAGACAAGTAGCCTTCGGTCAGTTCCTTGAATCGGGCCTCGCGGTCAAATGGGAGCCGGTCGCCGGACTCCGAGACCGAGAGCACCGCCGCGCCTGGCCATTCGCCGCCCTCATAGGTCGGGAGCCACATCGTCACGAGGTCGTGGAACATCTGCGACAGAACGCCGTTGATCACGGCATCCTTCTCATCCGCGTAGTCGAACAACGGCTGCATTTCGATGGCGAGCGCGATGCCGGACTTGGTGTTACCCGAGGTCTTGCCGAGCGCGACGTCATTCACGCCGGACGTTCCGAACGCGGAGCCCTCCAGATAGGCAACGTGCTCTTGAGAGGGCTTGACCGAGGTGATGCCGTCGACTCTCGCAAACTTGTTCCCGTTGCCGATTTCGATGACGCGCTGAGGGCCTAGCACCCAGTCGGTCGCGTTGCCTTCCGCGTCCACCGGCGCTCCGGAGTCGGTCCAGAACATGCCGAGCCCGGAGATGGCCAGCGCGAGATCCTCGTCAGAGATCCCTTGGTTGATCGCCGCCAGAATGCTTTCGGCTCCGGAGAGTTCCGAGTGGCCATACGGGTCGCCCTCGGCGGGGTCATTCTTGATGTGGTACAGAGGGAGCGCGGTGATGCCCGGGATGACCTCCAGAGCGGCCTGCCAAGGGACGCTCACAGCCTTCCGATCCTCCGGAGCATACCACGCCTCAGGCTCCCACGCCAGAACGTCATAGGCGATGTCCCGGGATGCGGGCTCGCCCTCCTCGGTGTAGGCCGGGTGCTCCGGGTGCGAGGTCTTGAGCCAGCGCTGGACCTTGGCCACGACGGTCTCGCCGTCATCAAGCGTGAACTGCTCCACGATCTGTACGCCGGTGACGTTGGTGGGGTCCTCCTCCGAGAGGATCACAAAGAAGGTCGACGGGTCGATGACGTCGATGGAGATCCGGGAGCCGGGAGGCTTGAGCGGGTCGGCGTGCACGTACCAGATCCAGTCGCCTCGCCGGAGCATGGAGCGCTTCCCGGTTGTGAACTTCTGCTCCAAGTTCTCCCGGACCCAGAGCGCCGAGAGGATGCCAGCGAGTTCCTCCCGGGTCGCGTCATCCAAGGTCGGAGCGACCTCCGCGCCGACGTTTGGCGCCTGTCGAATGGAGAAGCCCCAGTTGCGCCCGATGTACCGCGAGAGCGTCTTGATGAGCCGCTTGGCGGTCGGCACAAGTACCGGCTTGTCATCGGTGCCTCGGATGAGCGTGGAGGAGGAGTCCAGGCTGTTGAAGTAGAAGTCATCATACAGCCCATATGCAGCGGTCCGGTATGCGTCATACTCGGGCAACCACGTCGCGATACTCGCCTGAGAGACAAACGGGAGCGCCGATGAGTATGGGCTCTTGAAGGTCGCTGTTGCCATTACTTGTTCTCCTTGAGTCGCTTATCGCGCTTGGTTCCCTTACTTGGTTTGCCGCCCATGATCAGCCTCCTGTTCTGTGTCGATCCTACCGCGCCCGCCTGATGCGCGCGGATGATACCTTGGCTGGCACAGACACTCCGGCCTTCTTGCCGTAATGGCCGCCAAAGAAGCGGGTGAGCGCTTCTGTCGTGTGGTCATCCTTCTTGACGGGATTCTCCACGGGATTGCGGACCTCATCCCGGGTCTCCGGGTAGCGGTACTCGCTCATCTCGCGGATGGTGTTCCGGCAGGAGAAGTCGACGTGGAGTTTGGGCAGTTTCTCCGGGTGCCCGTCCTCCAATTCTAAGGGCTGCGGTCGGAGCCATCGGCGGATTAGGTCCAGACGGTCCTTGAGGAGCCCTCCGGTGTTGCCTCGCGGTGTTACGCCCCAGGCCTTGGCGATGGTCGCGGTCGCTCCCGGGTCCTCCGGGTCTGGGTACAGGAGCGTGGCGGCTCGGGCGAGCGGAGCCAGGATGGGGTCCTTGAGGATGTCCTCAGCGAACTCGTGCGAGGTCCGGTTGTGCGCGTAATACTCGGCGCAGATCCAGACGTTGTCCCAGTTGTCCCACTGCATGAATAGCGCGACGTTGGGGTTGGTGAATCCATAGTCTGTCGCGATCACCAGAGGCCAGCGCGGGTTGTAGCGATAGTTGCCAACGTGGGTCTCCTCGTCAAAGTCCTTGAACACCCGCCCGACAAACTCGGTGAACTCCGCGCCGATCTCCTGCTTGAACTTCTCCTCTGGCATGTCGCCTTCCATGTCGAGGATCTCGGGGTCCATCCGGCCTAGCGGGAACAAGTGAGGGTTGGCCCACGCCGGAGCCCGGACGCTCCACCAGTTCGGCTGCTCGGGATCTTGGCCCCGCATGAAGGAGTCATAGAACCAGTTGCGGCCTTCCGGGGTCGACGCCATCAGCGCCCACCCGCGATAGTCGGCAAGCATAGGCCGGAGGTACTTTGGCCAGACGCTCGCCTTCATCTTGGCGGCCTCGGCGATGATGATTCCGTGGAGCCCTTCTCCAACCAGCGTGTCCGGGTACTTGGCGGACTTGGCGTGGACTTGGTAGCGCCCGCCGAACAGCGAGATGTGCATGTTCCCGCCGCCCACGTCATAGTAGGTTCCGGGCTTGTCAAACTCTGCGCCGGAGCGGAGGAGCGCGTTGTACAGCACCCTGAACTCCTTCTCTGCATCCGTGTACTCCGGTCCCACGATCCAGTACTCCGCGCGCTTGCCCTTTGGCTCATATTCGGCCCGGCGAGCGTACGCATCAAAGGCAGCGGCATAGAGATCGTGGCCACCCACTACGGACTTGCCGAACCGTCGACCGGCGTCCATCACCCGGAAGCGGGACGTGGCGCGAGCGGCGTGGGCTCGCCTCTGGATCTCGTGCGGCGTGTATCGTGCGATCTCAAACGCCTCAGACTGAGAGACCTTCAGCACTCGGCTCTCGTCCATCAGAACTCCCGAGCGGCCATCGTGAACAGCCCGACCGAGGTGGCAAACGCCTGTGACTCGGCGACGATGTGGATGTTCCCGGACTTTGTGGCCTTCTCCAGAGCGATGGTGCTGTACTCCAGAGCGACCGCCCAACCAAGCACGAACGCATCCGGCCCATAGTCCACGCCCTCCTCGCACTCCGGCTCCTCACAGTCGTGCTCGTGAGCGTCCTCAGAGCGCTCCCGGACCACTATGGCGGCGTATGCGGAGATGGCCCGGCCTACCTCGGCGCGTGCGGCTTCTTTGCCAGCCTCGGGCTCCTGGCCATTCTCCTCAGCGACCTCCATCAGGTGCTTGCGGTACTCCTTCGCGATGGACTTCCCCAGGGCCACGACCTCCCATCCGCAAGAGCAGGTGATGCCGTGGATCTCGTGCGCCTTCAGTAACTCCGATACGTTCATCATTCGTCATCCTCCTCATTCGCGTCGGCTCGGATCTCGCGCAACTCATCAGCCAGCCAGACCGCGAGCCCGACCGAGGAGTTGAGCGAGGTAGTCTCAGCAACCGCATAGTCGTTGCCCCAGACCACCACGCCCGCCTCCAGAGACTGGACCTCAAAGGCAACTGCCCAGCCGGTCACCAGAGAGAGGACATCGATGCTGTCATCCCGTTCAAACATGGCCTTGACATGGGCCTTGATAGCGGCGTCAATCGCCACTAGCGTGTCGGCCTCGGGCTCGCTCACAGCGGCCTCGGTCGGAAGCGCCGCCCGGACTCCTCGCCAGGGATTGCGTCGGCGACCGCTCGGAGCGCCCGGGAGAGCGCGCCGCTGTCTGTGAAGCCGACCGAGTGGAGAGCGACCTCCACATTGCCATCCTCCCGTGGGTCAAATGAGATCCGGACCTCTGGCGGCGTGTTCTTCTCCGGGCTCGGCTCTGTAGTGATCGACAAGCGCATCTGGCTCATGGTTCCTCCTCCACAATCTCGGCGTCGATGATCTCCTCTTGGATGACCTGCTGCACCGACTCATCCCACTTGGAGACCTTCCCGGTGTCCAGCCGGAGCGTCTCAGGAACTCGCCCTGCGAACCGCTCCAAGACTTTGAAGGCGGCTTGTACCGTCGCGCCGTCGCCGGGCTGCGGGTGCCGCTTCTCCAGGACGCGCTGCACTGCGGCGAGGCTCTCGGGAACCAGCCCGCCGATCTCGGCCATGAAGCGCCGCGCGGCCTCGTGCTGTACTGCGATGGCGAACTCGCGCGGAACGTAATTTGGTGGACGGCCTGCGAATGATCCTGACTTGTTGCGGAGTTGGCCTCTGAAGATCTCCTCATCGTCCAGATCCTCCACCGAGATCTCGCCAGCGATGAACATCAGGTAGCGGTCCGGGACCTTGGTCGACACGCGCCTGGTCAACGGCCTCTGATCTGGTCGCCGTCGGCTCACACTACCCATGTCGCGAGCCTTCTGCTTGCTCTGGACTAGCGGAGGATTTGGCGACAGAATTGCCGTACATGGTTGTGACGTTGCTTCGGACCGTATAGATGGAGCCCCGCTCGGCGAGCCAGCCCGGGAAATTCATCACATCCTCATCGCTCGGCCCGACCTTCTGCAAATGCGAGTGCCAAACCACCACCGGCTTACATCCGAGATCGACAATAGCAGCCCGGACCACTGCGCCCGAGACCGTAAAGTCTCGCCGAGGATCAGCAGCCGAGTTCCGCATATCAGCCCAGATCAAACCAGCACCAGAAACCAAACCAGGAACCAAGCCAGCAGCGCCAGCACTTCTCTCAACGGTCATTCCGATACGCGCCGAGAGCGTCTCATCATCAACCACAACCGGCTCAACACCCAAGCCCTGGCCTACGGTGTCGCGAACAGTCGACTGCAGCAAGTCCGCAATCCGCGTGTCGGCGTTCGCGACCGTATCAAGGTCAAAGCCGAGCGCAACCATCTCATAGAATTGGACATCGGTCTCCTCGCCGCCATCCTCGCCTCCATCGCCCAGAAGCATGTCCATCACCAGAGCGTTCGCTCGCCGCTCGCCTCGCCGATACCGCACCACGCCGCCATTCCTCAGGAAATCACGCATCATCAATAACCTCTCCAAACGGTCCGCCCGGCGAGCCCAACTCATGGACAACGCTCGGAGCCTCCAGAATGCCGTGGTCACGGATACCGGCCATGCGGATCTTGAGGGCCTCCTCACCGACCGAGAGTTTGCGCGGGTTGCCGTCCGGATCTGACTCATGGATTCCCGGCCCGCCACCGTACTCAGTCTCATACCGTCCTGTTGCCATGTCAGGCTCCCTTCTCAGGCCCAGACGCTTCCGCGCCTTTGCCTTCGCCAGGCAAGGGCACTTCCGCGCCTTTGCCGATGTCCTTCATTACCCTTTCAACGCCGCGAGCCTTGAGCACTTCGCGCTCCACGGCGAACACCTCCATCAGACGCTCCTTCTCCTCCTCATGGACCACGGCATACGCGCGTCGCCGAGCGACATCCGCAATCAGCCGAGATACCCCAGCACCCGGGAACATGGTCTCAGTTCCCGGTCGACCCGGACCGCGATGCCGGACCCCGAACAGATCCTCATAGATGCTTTTCATATTCACGAGTCTACCGGAGAATTCACATTGACCCCCTCCTCAACAAAACACCTATATACAGAAGAAGAAGAAGAAGACTATACAAACTGCTTATATACCTTTTACCTTACAATTTCCCGGGTTGTTTCCGATACGCCCGCCTGCCGGCTCCCCGAGATCCTCCCGAACTTTCACGGCCACACATTCCACACAATCTTCACACAATAAATGTGTGAGTTTCCTGAGGGCCTTTTCCATTATTGTGTGAGTTCCCCCACAATATTGTGTGAGATCTGAGGAACGATTGTGTGAAAATGTGTGGAATGTGTGGATGTGTGTTGACCCCTAGACCCTTGCCCGGCTCCGGCGCGGGCTGCTTTTATTGCAGCGCTATGGGGAAATGCACAGGATTTCTGGTGAATTAGTGTGAACCCATTCCGCCGAAACAAAATGGATTTATGGCCCGTCTGGCGGAGGCTCGGCATCGGGAGGTGTCCCGAGCATGGCCGCCCAAGCCTCCGGAGACATCGGCTTGGCATCCATAGCGCGGAGCAGGCGCGGCCATCCCTCAGCCGCTTTCCGCAGGCCCTCGGGCGAATCCCAGCGCGGGATCTCGGGAGCGCTCGGGAGATCTCCGAGAGGTAGCGCCGAGATAACACCAGCCGGGAAGCCAGCATTCAGACCGTCATCAAGGTGCCCGAGGAGCGAGCCCGGGCGGACCTTCTTGCTCCGCTCCCGGTTAAAGCGCTCCATGCTCTGGCGCATGTTCTCTGCGGCCTTGGTCGCGATCTGCCCAAAGTCCCGGATCTCGCCGAGACCGTCTTGGCATTCACACGGGCACGCCACCATCTCGTCATCCGGACCGAGCGCCCAGCCGGTGCAGTTTCCGTGCTTCCCGGCTCGGCATTCCGGGCATCGCCCGCCGCTCATCGTCCGGCCTCGGGGTCGAGGGACGTGAGACTCCACCAAAGGCCACGAGTGATATACCCGTGCCAGGAGCCCCGGTCGCCACCGTTGACGAGGATAGAGTTACTCGACCCGTCGCCGGGCTTTACGGTGATCGACCCGTCAACCTCCTCACGGACGGTGTGTGCGTGAAGATTCCCGGACAGTCCATTCGGTGTCTTGACGTACCACGTGCCTCCGGTCAGGTTCGACGCGGGTGGAACACCTGGGAAGTTCAGCACCTTCACGTAGTCGCCAGGGCTCATGCGGGGGATGATGTTGGTTGCGCCTTCGCGGGCATCAACGTCAGGCAATCTCCGACCCTGCATCTCGTCTGTGCGCTTCATCGTCTGGCCTCCTCGTCGAGGATGGCGAGCGCCTTTTCCACTCGTGCACCGAACTCCACCCAGTTGAGCGGGTCAAGACTGGCCAAGCGCACCGCCTCCGCGAATGCCCGTAGCGCCCTCACCTCAGCGAGTACGTCGGCGTCTAGGCGCGGTAGTGGTGCGCCCGCATTCTCACGGGCGCTCATCGTCCGGCCTCGCTCAGTGTCTCTAGCGCCTTCTCAACCTCAAAGGCAACGTGGCGCTCGTGGTCGCCTCGTCTGTCAAAGGTATCACCGCGCCAGCCGCAGTCGCACACAGCAACCATCCCGCGAGATCCTCTGGCACGGTGGTCTCTGATCACCTTCTTGATGATCAAGATCTTGTCATCGCTCATGAGAGGTCGCCCCGGTCCATCCGGTCGGAGTCGACCTTGACCGGCGGACCGTCCACCGCGTCAAGCGCCGCTTGACCCCGGTACTGGCCGCTGTCGCCGTTGCTGGCCACCTCGCCGAGCGCGGCGTTGAGCGCAGACTGACCGACAATCTGCTCGGCTTGAAGTTCGCGGGCTCGGCCCTCTGCGAGGTGAGGGAGAAGCGTGTCAAACTGAATCACCCTCCAAGCCCACCGGAATTCAGAGCCGCCAGCGAGCCCGCCAGACACGCGAGCAGGCCACACGATGGACTCTGGCAAGTCGGTCGCTTGGCGCTGGCGCTCCCATACCGCGACAACCTCGCCAACTCGGGAGTCGATGACCTCGGCGATGTCCTTGACCCAGCCGATCTGGAGCCGCATTTGCCGGCGTCGGATGCTGTACCGGCGCTCGGTCTCGCCAAGGAGCCCTTTGAGGTAGTTCCCTGCGATGGAAGCGTCTGTCACGCCCTTCTCCTCCTGGAGCATGTATGAGGTCTCGGCATCCTCCTGGCGGAAGCGCAAGTCAGGTCCGAACCTCTGCGCGGTCCAGCCGTCGGCGGTGACCACGAACCCATGCGGGAGGATGAACCGGGCCATCGACTCCTCACCCCACTTGCCATCATTCCGGGCCTTGTCAGCGATGACTCCTTCCCGGAGCGCCGGGAGGATCACTCCCATGATCTTGTCGGAGATCTCCAGCGCTCGCTCGGACATGAACACGCCATCCGCATCCCAACAAACGCTCGCGGCTCCGAGACCTTCTTGAACGGCCTGCTGGATCTTCGGGAGCGAGGTGGAGCCCTCGTGAAACGCCTGTGCGAGCGCGTAGCGGATAGACTGAGAAGTCACGCCGAGGCGCTTCCACTCGGTGAACTGCTTGGCAAGGTCGCCGCGCGTCGGCGGGGCCTTAGCAGGAGCAGCGTGCCCGGATTCCATCCAGTGGTTGCCCGAGTTCCCGACATGCGGGCCTTGGTGACCTTCTTTGAACTCGCAGGTCTCATCGCTAACTCCGGGTGAGACCGCTCCGCACTTCTGATCTGTCATGATGCTATCTCCTTTATGATGTAGTTGATTCCCGACCCCAGGAGAGCCAACAGCCCTACAGAGATCAGGATGAATGAAGCCACGGCCCAAAACGCCGACATTTGGTCAAACTTGGTTCTTGCGCTCTCGCTGAAGTGCTTGCCCGGTCGCGGGAACTCATACGCATCGCTGAAGTTCCCGGCGATGAGCCCGAGCACGGTGAGCAAGACCCCGATGCCGGCTCCGATGCTTAGGCTCATGCGCTTGAACCTGCTTGGAACTCCTTGTAGCGGCTGACGGTCTCCGCGTAGGCTCGCATAGTCTCCTCGTTGTCCTTCCGGGCAAACACGAATACGCCGAGCCCGTCGCTGATGATGTAGTGCTTCACGCGCTCTCTGACCATCAAGCCGGTCGGGATATCGTGCCACCAAATCGGGGTGTCAAATTCGCCCGGTACCCGCTTGCGCTTACTCATCAGAGATCTCCTTGGTGACTTGCGAAATGATGGCGAGCCCGGGCGGGAGCGTCGGCGGATTCACCAGCAGACTGAGAGCGCTCCCGATGGACTTTGCCGATAGCCCATCCTCGGCTTGGAGGGCAAACGTGACCTCAAACTGCTTGCTCATTCTTCCCACCATCCTGATTCCGCGCCATGGCGCTGTTCCAATTCTTCTTGTGTGAGACCGCTGAGTTTCCGGACCCAGAGGAGGCAGTGCCGCTTGGCGTCATTCATGTGGTCCGGTCCCGGGGTGTACATCCGCAGAGGCCGGAGCCTATCATTGCCGAATGAACCCAGAGCGTCAGAAGGGCTCTGCTTGTACAGCGGCTTGCGGAAGGGCTCCGGCTCCATCGACAAGCCGTATGAAATCATGGCCGTGATCCGGACCGGCGAGAGGAACTCACTGGACATGTTCATCTGCCTCGGGATGAATGACTCAGATCCGACCGCGAGCCCCGGAGAGCCCTCTGCGCTGAGGAGCCGAGCGAGTAGCATGAAGCGTTCCGCGACTCCACTTGGCCCGATCTCCGGGCCGGTCAGCATGATCTCGCTGTAGGCGAGTATCTGCTTGGCCAGCCTCTGCTCTCCGAGTACGGCCCGAGGATCAAACCAAACCACCGCTACGCCCGAGACCGTGCCCGGGTCGATCCACAGAATGCGAGGCCACCAAAGGATCTCATCAGCATTCGCCTCGCTCCAGCGGTCGCCCGTGTCCAGGACCTTGACCGGGATGACCAGGTCGCCCATATCAAGTTCCGACATGTCGCCCCGCTCTCCCACCCGGAGCCCGTAGGAGCCCGCCTCCTGTGTTGAGAGCCATTCAGCCCTCCTCCCTAGCCCGGGTTGAAGGCTCGGGTGGGGAGGCGCCAACGTCCCCACGCTCCGCAACAGGTTTGGCCCACGCGGAGTCTCGCGTCACGAGGGATAGCGGGTCCAACTCATCCAACGCCTTGACCACGGCGTCGCGGAGATCCCGCTCGCCACTTCCCGAGCGCCGAGCCGTCGTGAGGATCTCCAGCGCTCGCGTGTTCCGGCCCGAGAGCCGGTCAACGGCCTCCTTCTGCTTGTCGTTCCTCGCCTGGAGCGCGTCGATGGCGGTGTTCGCTCGCTTGGCAATCGCGAGCGCCTCCGGCGCCCGGACCTTCTTGAGGTCGATTGGGTCTGTCATAGTCGGTCTCCTGCCTTCATCCCGGAGTCTCCGGGAAGGTACTGCCACTGGAATGATGCCGGGTGAGCGGCCATGTCTGAGAAGCCGCGTTGATAGCCTTTGAAGGAGCCGCCGACAACCTTGGAGAGGTAGCCGAGCGGGATGACGAATCTGGACCATGCCAACTCCTCCAGCGCGTGCGTCATCTTCCGCTTCAACGTCGCGCCTGCCGCAGAGATGTACTCCACCTGCGTGGTCGGCGTCTCATATGGGTCCAGGTCCTCGCCGTCCATCTCCGAGAGAGCGCCGACAGTCGCGCCGAGTTCGCGCGGTGAGATGAGCCCCTCAATGAAATGCGTGTCGCCATCAAACCAGTCGGAGATCCTGAACAGGTCTGCGACCGCGAGCGGCTCGGCATCGGTCATGAGAAGTCCTCCGGCTCCGCGCTCGGCGCTCGCTCGCTCTGGACCTCATCGGAGTTGGTCAGGGCCTCGCTCATCCGAGGATCAAAGATGATCACGACGGCCTCGCGGACCACCGCGCCCTCCTCGTTGATGGCGTTGACGGTGGTCTGGACAAAGCCCCGGACCGGCTCAAAGTTCATCCCGAGGAGCCCGCCATCCTCCACGTCCGGGATTGCGACAACCATGTCAGCCCCGAGCGGGTACTGCTGGAGCGATACGATGACATCAGCGACGGTCGGCATTTTGTTCTCCTTCTGTTGGGTGGACCTCCCGGGCTCCGGCTCCTTTACCAGAGGCCCGGGAGGCGGATTTGTAGATCACGCCGATGTCCGGAGTGACCAAGCATAGTGTGAGAAGTCGCCGCCCATCCAGACGGCCTCCATGCGGAGCACGCCAAGGTTGGTCATCTTCCGCAGCCGGGCCTCCTGGGTTCCAAGCGAGATCCCGAGAGCGACGGGCAAGCCGTCCTCCAGGGTGATGACGTCGCCTAACGTGTACAACTCGCGGAGCGCTTCAACAGCGTCGCCGATCCAGTTCAAGTCGGCAGTGCTCGTGTCTTTCATCATGGGGTCCTCTCCCATCGCGCCCGGACCGTCCAGGCCTATGTGAATACTCTAGCGTGCATCTCGGCTCCCGTCGACTTCTCCGGGCGGCGAGTCGCGCCGAGGCCCGAGCGCTAGGCCCGAGCCCCGGCGAGCCCTTACGCTCCAGCCTCGCACTGACCGCCGCAGGTAGTGGTCCGGCCATACGCCTCGTGGCCACGGCACGGGTTCACGCCGGTCCGGACCATGAAGCGCTCGGTGGCCTTCCGGGTGACCCGGTGCGCGCCGATCTCGGCGACGAATCGGATGGTGATCGATCCCTTCAGGGTGACCTTGGTCGACTCCACGATGGAATCCGCGCCGCCGTGGTCGCTCATCACGACATCGCCCGGCTTCAAGTTGACAGCGGCCTTGATCAAATTCGCCTTCTGGATTTCAGTCATAATTTCCTCTCCCGGCTCCGGACCTCCCGGCGCCAACACTTCTAACCTAACACATCTTCTGGTGATTGCAAAATCGGCGGCGAACCGAGCCTGCTACCCGTGGAGCGTCCGGGTGGCGGTCTCGGTCTTGACGCGGTCGGTCTTGGACAGGTCGACCTCATCGCCGGCACGGGCTCCTCGGCGGATTGCGGAGGAGTCGCGCTTGCCCTCCAGGTCGCTCCAGTAGCGAGCGTTGCGGGCTGACTCCTTGCGGTGCTTGCGCTCCTCCTTCTCCAGGAATGCCTCGCGCTGCTTGTCGGTCATCGCGTCCAACATCTCCTCGCGCTCGCGGGCCTCACGCTCGCGGGCCTCCTTGGCCCTTCTCGCGGCCTCGGCGCGCTCCTCGGGAGATAGGCCCGGGAAGTCTCGCCCGATGGCTCCTAGGATGTCCTCCATCGCATCCCGCAGTGCCACCTCGGCTCCGCTCCCGGAGGTCTCGTGGTTTGCGGCTTCCCGCATCTCGTGAACTCTGCGGCAAACGCGGTCGCGGAAGCCTTCCATGAAGCCTCGGCGGTAGGTCCCGTGCTGGCCGGTGGTGACCAGGTTCTCATCGCCGATGAGTTCTGCGTGACGACGGTACGCGGCGATGATCGACTTGCTCACCTCGCGCTTGGGCTCCTTCATCCATCCGGAGCCGTACTCTGCCCAGTGCTCGTGGCGCTCGCGGCTCTTGGTCGACTCCTTGGAAGGTCCGCCCGCCTTGGTGATCGCGGCGTCGATGTCGGGCCACGCCATGCCGGATACGCGGAAGTTGTACACGCTCTCATCGTAGGACTTCCCGGCGTCATACTTGGGGTTGATCTTGCTGACCAGATCAAAGTACACGCGTGTGAAGAGCGACTCCACCCAGGCCGGATCTCCGCCAATCCCGTACACGCGGATGACGTTGTAACTGCTCATGACCGAGGCACAACGGTTTGCGGCGGCGATGGACTGGAGGATGGTCCGCAAGTAGGGAGCGGCCTCCCACCCGTCGCCGGTGCCGACCGTGATATCAATGCTAGTCGGCGCGGAGCGGTCCTCCTTGGTCTCCTTCGCTCGGGCGAGCACCTCGTTGATCGCGTGGCGGGCCATGAGGCTGTTCGCCATCATCAACGCGGTCTCGGCTTCCGCGACCGGGGTGCCCGGGTGATCTGCTATCGCTAGCAGATCCCGGACCCGGTTCAGAATCTTGTCAGACTTCTCCATGATTTCCTCTCCTCCTCGCCGAGCCCCGGCCTAGTTCCCGGCTGCCTTGAGCGCGTGGCGGGCGATGTTCCTCTTGAGGCTCTTGAGGCTCTCTACGATCTGCGCCCAGGCCTCGCCCTCAAGGTCCTCAAGGATCTTGGCGGTGAAGGAAGTGTTGCGGGTGACGTGGCGAGCGTTGCGCATGATCACGTTCATGCCGAACTCGGTGATCTCGTCCAAGATGTTCTCCTCGGTCACGCTCGGAGAGTTCTCGTCATCAACCAAAGACACGAGGTACTTGAAGTGGCCCCGGACGTTCTTCTTGGCAGAGGACTCAAGGATGGCATCCATGTCAAAGGAGGTGACCATCAGCCCGTCATTCGCGACGTTCTCCAGCACCTCCTTGCGGAGGTTCCCGCCGATCATGTTGACGGTGAATTCGAGACCCTTGGTCAGTTCAGCGTTCTTCATAATTTCCTCTCATCGGACCGGACCACCCGGCCTCAATATCTCTAACCTAACACATCCTCTGGTGATTGCAAAATCGGGCGGCGAGCCGCTACTGCGCGACCTCGGTCCAGACGCCATCCGAGTCCATCTGAAACAGCGCTCGGTCGGAGATCCTAGGGACCATGTATGCCGGGAGGTCTCGGCAGTCCCAACCAAAGCCATCCCACCAGGCGTGCTCCCGCGAGCACACGCCGACCGGATCATGCCGGCAGTGGCGCGTCGACCACCTCGCCGCCGCATCGTCCGAGTCGGCGCTTGTCAGGCTGGACTTCTTGCCGGCACGGTAGGCCCGCACGAGGCTCGCGCGATCCATGGCCATTAGCCGGTCACCTCCACCCAGCATCCGAGGTCGACCGGGCACGGCGCGATCTCAACGTCATACTCGCCGGGAGTCGCATCGCCGCGCTCCTCCAGTTCATCCAGGATTGCGCCGCGAGCGTCCATGGCGGTCGCGGCCTTGCAGTGCCAGATCCCGTAGCCGTCGGCACAGGCCTTCTCGGTCTCGGTCAAAGTGAACTGAGCCATTCTTACCTCTCCGGCCCGGACCTCCCGGCGCCATACTTCCTACGGTACAACATCTTCTGGAGATTGCAAAATCGACGTCAGTCAGGGTCGATGACCCAGATGCGGCGGGCGGTGACGTTCTTGCCCGAGTTGGGCCACTTGAACACGTCGGCGAGGATGTAGTCATGGCCCGTCTTGGCGTCCCAAATATCGGCCATGAACCTCTGGTAGTCATAGCGCGACAACTTGATGGTCAGCCGCCCGGCGACATCCTCCGAGTACACGTTGAGCGACTCCTTCAGGTGCGGGTCCTTGATCGTATCCGGGTCCAAGTCCTCACCGACTCGCGCGCGGTGGTCCTCAAACAAGTCGTGGAGGTCAAGGTCACGAATTCTCGCAAGGAGGACTCCGCGCCAGCGCTTGGCCTCATACGGAATCTCATCAGATACGTTGTGCGGGTACGGGAGTCCCGGGAGAGCGCCCGAGCGGATGGCGGCCTTGATGGCGTTAGTCTGGTCGCGGATCTCGTTGATGCCGAATGGGTCGGCGAGCCCGCAGAACTCCTCCACCTTCTCTACGGTCTTGACTCCGAGCCCTTTGACCTTCTCCAGGTCGGCCCATGTCTCTAGTTCGCCCGAGGTCGCGAGCGCGGTGATGTCCTCGGCTCGGAGTTCACCGACACCCGGTAGTTGTAGCCACCCGGCCCGGACTCCTCCAGAGACCGGCACCCATGTCTCGCTACTCTCCTGCGGGTCCGGAGGGAGGACGTCATACGTGCGCCCGAACTTCTCTGAGTGCATGTCGCGCATGATGGCCACCTTCTTCTCCTCATCCGCCGCTTTGTGAAGTTGGGCGGCATAGAACTCCAGAGGATAGTGGACCTTGAGCCACATCGCCCAGAAGCCAAGCATGGAGTATGAGACGCAGTGCGCGATGTTGAATGCGTAGGTTCCTGCCGTCGCCATCCGCTTCCAAATCTCCATCGCGGTGTGCTCGTCAATATCGATGGAAGCCGCGCCGACCTTGAACTCATCCCACATGGCGTTGAACGCGCTCTCGCCCTTCCGAGCCGAGATGATCTTGCGGATGGCGGCGGCGTGCGTCCACGGGAACTGCCCGACATCGCGGGTGATCTTCAGGATCTGCTCCTGGTAGATGATTTGGCCTTCGGTCGCCTCGCAGATCTTGGACACGATGGGGTGGATCACGTCGGCCTCCTTCTGGCCTCGGCGAATGGCGATGTACTCCGCCGTGGAGCCCGAATGGAATGGCCCCGGCCTCGCGAGCGCGTTGACAGCGGCGAGGTCCATGAAGGTCTCTGGCTTCAACTCCTCACAGACCATCTTCATCGTCCGGCCTTCAAACTGAAAGATGCCGATGACGTCGCCGTCGTTGAATGCCTGGAGAGTCTCGGCGTCATCCAGCGGGATGTCGTACAAGTCATCCAGCGTCATGCCGACCATGCGGAGCGCGCGAGCGATCATGCCCATGGTCGAGAGCCCGAGCGCGTCCAACTTCATGAGCCCGAGGTGCTCGCCGTCAAACTTGTCGACTGAGAGGACTTTGACCGTGTTGTGGTTCTTGCCCACGTTGCTCTTGGAGTAGGTCGCCACGTAATTCCATAGCGGCTCGGCGCCAATCACGAGGCCAGCGGCGTGGACTCCGAACGCCTTGTAGTTGCCCTCCAGTTCGATGCTCTTGTACAGGTCCGGATACTTGTCAAAGACTTCCTTGACCTCTGGGAACATCTCCACGGTATCCATGATGCTCGCGTCAAACCGGGAGTCGCCTCCCGAGCGCTCCAGCATGAACTCCTTGGCTCGCGCTACCTCATATGGCGGGATGCTGAAGACACGCGCGACGTCAATGATGGCGTTCTTGCCGCGATACCTTGTGAAGGTCCCGATGTTGCCCACCCGGTCATCGCCGTACTTGTCGACCATGATCTGTCGCACCTCATCCCGGCGCTCATCCTCAAAGTCCAAGTCGACATCTGGGAGGTCGTGGCGGTTGGGGTCGATGAAACGCTCAAACAGCATGAGCGGGAATTGGAGCGGGTCGACCTCGGTGATGCGCGTCAGGTAGCAAACCAGAGATGCTGCGGCAGAGCCTCGGGCAGGTCCCACAGCAACGCCGCGATCCTTCGCTGCTCGCACCACGTCGGAGAGCACCAGGAAGTAGTCGACAAAGTCCTTGCTGATGATCAGATCCATCTCATACTTGACGCGCTCGCCGTACTCCTTCCGCTTGGCTCTCGGGAGCGAGTTCAGCCCGCGATACTTCCATCCAAGTCGGCACCACTCCCAGAGGAGTTCGATGCTGTCGACCGGAGCATCCAGAGGGTCGCTCAGGCGCTTCTTCTTTTTGCGGGCCATGGTGCCAGATCCCTTCTTGTTCCTGGGTAGCGGATGCGGTCCATCTTCGGGAGCGTTACCGTGCAGCGCTCGGCGATCTCGGCGGTGCTCGCGATGGCTCCTTGGGCTTCTGACTTCTTGAGGCCCGTCTTGATTAAGTCCTCCAACACCTCGGCGTCTGATTGTGGGTAGGTCATGAGGATGTCATACTCCCATTCGGCTTCCGCCGCCGCGACCGTTCCCGTGCCGCGTCCCGCAGCGTGTAGGATTTTCTGCATCTCATTCTGTTCCGGGAACGGGTAGTGGACATCCGAGGTCACGACCAATGGGATGCCGAACTCCTTTGACCAGGCCGCATATTGCCGGTTCAAGATCCTCGTGCGCTCCAACTTCGGGAAGCGCTGCACCTCCAAATAGTAGCGATCCCCAAGCAGCCGTTTGTACCGCTTCAGCACCTTCACTGCGGCGCGGTAGTCGCCGACCTCAATGCCCTTCCCTCCGAGGAGCGAGCATGCCAAATGGGAGTCTGAGCAGCCGCTCGCGACGATGAGCCCGGCGTTGTTCTCCTTGAGGTTGGACCCCAGAATCGTTGGCCATCGGTAGAAGTCCTCATCCCAGGATCTCGTCACCATCTTCATGAGGTTCTGGTAGCCTTCGCCGTCCATCGCGAGGATGGTCAGGTGCCACTTCCGCTGGTTCTTGGTCTCGCGCATATCCTCCGGCGCGGTGTACGCCTCCACACCAAACAGCGGCTTGATCCCGTGGGCTTGCGCGGCCTGCTCCAACTTGACGTGAGAACTGACATTGCCATGTCAATGCTCGGTCAATGCGAGCGCCGACATTCCTAAATCGACAATTCGCTGGACGTGCGCTTCTGGTAAACCATATCCATCCATGTAACTGTAAGTTGAGTGGCTGTGAATTGAAACGTAATCCATTGACCGAGTCATGACATCACCTCCTTAGAATAAAGGCCAGCCTTGCGCAAGCCATCTTTGATTGCGTCTCTTGTATTCTGCCCTTGTGTAACTTCCTCAAGGTGCTCAGGCCTACAGCAATGCTTGACGTTGCATTTATGCCCGATGACCATCCCTTTTGCAATCGGCCCGTTTATAAGGTGATACACAAGTCTATGTAGCCTCCAATATTTCTTCTTGTACCAAACGGAAACATAACCATGCTGAGGATTGACGATGCCGGTCCACACCCAGCAGTTTCCAAGATAGGGCTTATCAGAAGGAGCCGGAGCGGACTTGTCCACATTTGGCCATATCCTAATTTCCACAGGAGTCTCTTTGCGCCCTGGCGGCGTGTGATACTTCTTACCAATCGCATCGGTGAATGTGTACTCCATCAGAGCGGCTTGCTGTGGTTCCGAGTCCGGCGCATGTACAGCGCGAGGAATAGGTGGCCCACGAGATCCCGGAGGATCTCAACCACGCCCTCTGACGTGAGCCGCTCCTCGTGACCGTCCCAGAGAGCCACTTTGAGTTTCATCACCTTCCGGTAGATGTCCGAGAATTGACCGCGCTCGCCGAGCGTGAAGGCGGTCCCGATGCCATCTTGATATTCGGCATTCTTCGCGGCAAACGCCGCCAGCCATATCGGGAAGTCTTGCCGGATGATTCCGGCGAGTTCCTCGGAGTCGCTCTCCTCCGGGGTGATGATGAGTTCGCCCTTGCCTTGAGTGTTGACGCTGATCTTCATGAGTCCTCCTTGATTACCGTTGTGACGGCCTCGCGGCCACCGTGAATCGGGCATGAGTAGTTGATCCAGCGTCCGGATGGGTTTATGGGCTCGCTTTTGCAGGTGCATTCTTGAGGCCAGTCAGTCATGTCACTCATGATATGATCATAGGGACCCACAGAGCCACAAACTCCGGGAATCCCGGGAGCGTGATCCGTAGCGGCTTGGTTAGCGTTTCACCAATTTCAACCTTCACCGAGACTGCGTCACGCGGGAAGTGCCTGGGCAGGAACTTCTCAAACATGGCCGGGTTCAGACCAAACGCGAGCGGGTCTGGGCTACTTGTGTTCCAAGGCTTGAACCCTTCAAACAGGCGCTCGATGTTCGGATAGTCGGGCCACTCCTCCTGCGCCGGGAGGTTCATCGTCGCGCCCGTCTTCAGCGTTGCTGCGTTGTCAGAAATTGACACAACGCCTTGCTTTGCCACACCTAAAGGAACCCAAGCGTCATCGACACCCGGCACCTCAATCCGGACTGCAGTGTAGCGGTCGGTCGCGTAGAGAATGCCACCTGCGATCTTGAGCCCGATTATCGCAGGTACCGTGTCGCTTTTGTTGACGTGTGGCACCGCTGCCTTGATTGCTTCTTGTAGGTTCATAGTCATTCTGGTTCCTCTCCAAGTCTCGGGAACACTTCCCGATAGGTGCAAATCAGGTCCTCAGTCTCATCCGGCGTGAGGCTCGCGAACTCGGGCCATACGTCGTGGAGGTCGACCGCGAGAATGATGCCGTCCGTGGCACGCGCGGCGCTCCCTGTGGCCCTCTCCAACGCTCGGAGGCCCTGGGCCACTCCCGCGTGGAGGTATAGGGACGTTGGCTCTAGCGCCAGCCGAGCGGCGATGCGGGTTGACACGTCATACAGCGTGACCGGCCCGATGCCCGGAGGCTTCACCCGGTCGGCGATCTCGTGAAGCGCATCAAAGTCCGGCGCGCTCGCGATCTCGTCAACGACATCCAGCAGAGCCCGCTTGAACGTCTGGCGGACCGCTTCCGGAACTCGCGACTGATGGTTGGACATCTTCCCGTTCGCGGCTCGCGAGGCGCATGCCCGCTTGATGGCCTGGCGGAGCGTCGCGGCCTCCTCGCAGTACACCACAACCATGTCCCGCTTCTCTCTCGGGAACCGCCACCGGAAGTCATCGACAATCGCGCGGAGCGATGTCATTTCCTCACGGGGCGGCTCCTTCCCGAACAAGCGCCCGACATCCACTATTGCTTCCGCTCAATCTTGTGATGCAAAGGCTTGAATGTCCGGTTCTCCTCCTTGGCCCATGGGAACTCGCATTGTCCCTCCACGGTCTCCCATCCTTGGAAGGTACACCGCGAGCCGACCATGCCGGTGCCTGCGCACTTCTCACAGCGAGCCGTAGGAACGTTGCGAACCTCATCCCCAGAGAAGTTCTGAACCACATAGCCTTCTTCAGCGCCGGTCCCGAGGCAGTTAGGGCAAGGCCCGTCCTGGCATGAGATCTTGACATAGGGAGCGAGCCACGGGTGGGCCTCAATGAGGAGTCGGCGGCACTCCCGCATCACGTGCACGATCTCCCAAGAGAACATGGAGCAGCCGCGATAGGCATACACGTTCATGAACTCGCGCACGCTGTACTCCAGGAGGATGTAGTTGTCAGTTCCTTCCGGGAGGATGAACCGGGCATCCTGGTATGAGATGTCCTCTGCGGTCGCGATCCGGTACGCCTCATGCGACGCTTCTACAGCCTTCATGTAAGCGGCTCGCGCTCGCGGATTGAGCCAGATTGACTCGGGCATGCGGACTTCCGGCCTGTCGCCGTAGTAGGAAGCGCGCTGACTTTGCTGATGGAATGCGGCCTTGCGGCTCCGGACTAACTGATGCGTGCAAGTCCTTGAAACTCCCGAGACCGCAAAGATGATCGTCTGGGTCTCAAGGACTGTTTGGAGACCTCCCTTGAGCATCTCCTCCCAGTCCTCGGAGTCCGCCTCCGCGAGCGGGTCGATGTAGCCCGGACGCTCCTCAAGGTCCAGCCCGATTGTCGCCCGGGTAGCCATCGACATGACCCGCTTGAACATCTCCTCTTGGATGGGCTGGACAAGCCGGACGTTGATGCCGTCGGCTCCCACGTTGACCTTCCCGTTGTCTAGCGGGCTCACGTGGTGCCCATCGTTCATCGACTGGCGGTTGAACGCTACATCCCGCAGGAGGTTGGTCTGGCGGAGGTCACCGGCATCGCGGCTCGGCGTGTACTTGTCATTCATGCTTGCTCCTTGAGTATCTTAACCAGCGTGGCGGTTCCGTAAGACTTGGCGATTGAAATTGCTTCACCAAGTTCAGGGAATGCCTGGCACAATTTGGCATTGTTCTGTGGGTCGGCGCGCTCCCAAGCACTAAGCAATGCGGTAGTAAATCCGCCCGGTTGATACCCGTTCACATGATCCCCCAATACCCAAGCAACATGGCGGTATGCTTGCTCTTTCAAATCATTCATGCTTGCTCCTCAATAACGGCTGACACGGTCCAGTTCCTACCGTCTCTGAAAGTGGTGGTGTTAGTCCCGACGATGCGGAACATCTTGCCAGGGAATCGCTCTGCGATGATGACCTCCAACTTCGCAAATACCGCATCTGGCGTCCCGGTAACAACGCCGGTTGCTGAGACGTAATGCTGGGTGGGGATTATCGGGCTTGGCGCTTTGTCACTCATGTTTCTCTCCTTGTTTGTAATGATGGCTTTGTAATTCGTTGCACGATCAAAGGCAGATATTCGGCTTCACGTTCGATGACGATGCACTTGAAGCCTTCGATGACGCACGCCTCTGCCGTCGTCCCGCTTCCGGCGAATGGGTCCAGCACAGTCCCGCCAGGCGGCGTGACGAGTCGCACGAGCCAGCGCATGAGGTCCAGAGGTTTGACGGTTGGGTGTTTCACGCCGTCAACCTCTGGTCGCTCGCTCTTTGGCGCTTTGGGCCCGTAACGGAACACGGGGAAGAACCGGGATGCGCCGCCCTGGCCTTTTGTCATGTCATCGAGCGTGTCTGCTTGTGAGCCGTCCAGGACCACATTCGGAGGCCAGCGGCCAGCGGTGGCAGGCTCAAAGATAGAGCCAGTGCGCCCGACTCCATTGCCAGCCTGATAGACGCCACGCGCATCGTTGTGCTGAATTGGCTCTGGCACGCGGGTCTGCTCGCGGTCGGCATCGTTCACATACTGCACCCGGCACCCGTCCACGTTGATTCCTCCGGTCCCGTGTGCAAGGACGTTGGCGGCGACAGTTCCCGCAAATGGCTTACGTCCGACGACGATGGGCTCATGGGCGGGCTTGAGTGCCGTCCCCCAGCCCTGCCAGGTGACGGCGTCGGGGGTTGACGGGGCCGTGATCTGCGACTCCTTCTCTGGGTCGCCAGTGCCACCGAATGATCCCGCGTAGAGATTTTCCCCCGTGCTTGGGGCTAGTGAGTATCCGGGCTGCCCCAACTTGGAGCCCACGACACCCCGCATCGCCCCTGCCGCCTTGTCAATCGCCTTGGACACATCCAAGGATTTCGGGAAGCCAGACCCATACAGCCACGCGATTGAGTCGCGGATCTCAAAGCCTGCCATGCGGATGCTGAGCCCCATGAGGTCGTGAGTCCGAGATCCTGCGAATGCCAGTAGGTGCCCGCCCGGTTTCAGCACCCGCAGACACTCATCCCACACAGCAACCGGAGGCACAAAAGAGTCCCATGCCTTTCCCATAAATCCGGCACCGCCCGGTATGTAGTCGCGCTCGCCGTTGCTCCACTTGAGCAACGTTTTTGTGACGTGTACCGGATCTGTGTTTGCCAACCCATACGGCGGATCGGTGACGATGGCGTGGACCGAGTTGTCAGGAAGATTACGCAGCGCATCAAGGCAATCGCTGTGATACAGCGTCACGGCGTCATCTTGATAGTGAGCGCTCAACTCCGCAGCATTGATTGAAAGAATAACGGCGGGGAGCGTTACGGATGCAGAATGGAAACGCCTTGGATCTCCCATTTGCTCCCAAAGTCGAGTGCCGGGAGCCTCATCACAGGCTTGAAGAATCTTATGCATTGAATCGCGAATAACCGTGTAATTGGACAAGTCCTCCAACTCCTTCACGGTCTCCACCAGTCGCGGGAAGGGTATTGTGCGAATGGCTCGCTCTCTCCGAGTTACCTGGCCACTCATGCTTCTGACTTCTTCTCAGTCGACCAATGGCGAATCAGTGCCATCATGTCTCTGCTGTTGTCTACTCTCAGGAGCGCGGCATGGTCGCCGCGCCGGTTGTGTCCGCCATCGCGGAGCCGAGCCCGGAGACCGAGCGCGTTGGCCCTTTCAATATTCTCCGGGAGGTCATCAAACACGCCGACTATTCGGTCAAGCCCGACGATGTCAATCAGGTCAAGGTACTTGTCCTCACCGTAAATGACGCCATCGACCTTCCCGAGGTTCTTGTTGATCCAGAATTGCGTGTCTGGGTCGATGTTGTCTAGCCTTTGCCAGGGCCTCGTGGTACAGATCCAAACTTGGAATCCAAAGCCGCCACGAATTGCCGGCACGAGGTGCTCAACAAAGTTGTCAAGCAGGGGCAGGCTCCGCTTCATCCCGCCTTGGCGGTAAGCGAGTTTGATGTCACGGTATTCCTCTTTGCCCATCTGGAGAGCCTCGGAGAATTCATCCGAGATCTCCCAGTCAATCGCGACCGGCTCCTGCTTGTACAATTCGGCAAACCATCGGAAGTGATCATAGTAGTCGCCCAGCGTCCCGTCAATGTCGAGAGCGACCACGGGAGCGAGCGGGTGAACGCGGATGCTATTTGGCATCTGGTAATTCCTCTCTCACAGCATAATAGGACTCATCTGACAGAACTCCCTTTGTCCATCTCCCGTACCGGCCTTGGCGCAGAATTTGCGGGTGACAAACGCACGTCGTGCTGATCGGCTTCTCCACTTCCCAGATCTGCCACACGCCGCTCGGCGGCTTCCGGTCTTGAGGATATTCGGTGTTCTCCCAGCCCTGGATTCTGGAGACCCTGTACCACCAGTCGCGTTCATCGCCGGAGCAGATCACCACGTTGTCCTCGGAGCCCGGGATGTTGGTCGGCTTGACGAGATCCGTGGCCCAAATCACCTCCGAGTCAAACACGTGCTCCTCGCTCTCGCAAAGGAGGTGAGCAGGCACAGTCGAGATGACGAGGTCTGAGTCAAGGATGATGTTCTCCAACTCTGCATAGGAGTGGTCCTCCAAGGCATCCCACGGGGTGATGAGGTCGGAGTACAAGCGCCATGCGGCATCGTAAGCCTCGCGGATGTCCCATGCCTCCCGTATTCCCAGAATCATCTCCGGCGAGACCTCAATGTCAAGCATGTTCCCATAGACCTTCTCCCGGTATCCTGCGACCTCGCCGGTCAGCCGGTAGTCGATGAGGAATGGCGAGCCCGACAGCCCCGGGATGGGCCGGTGAAGGTACTGAGCGCCGCGCATGTTCGACTTCCTCGGCTTGCTGTAGATCACGACGTCATGACCTGCTTCCGAGGCGGCGTGAGCGGCAAACATTCCAGCCGGTCCACACCCCAGGATTGATACATTCATTGGCTGGCGATCCTTTCCAAAACATCGTCGGGCAAACTCCTCGCGCCCGACTTGAGGAGACCCTTGTCATGCTTTGACAGGCGGATCTCATAGCCTCCTTCATCATCGACAATCGGCCACAGGTACGGCCATGCCTTCGGAGTCTTGGGACCCCAGACCTTCTTGTACTTTCCGGGCCAGCGGCGCACAGCGTTACTCCGGTGTGAGCGTAGCACGGCGGTGTCATCAACCCATGGCGGCCTCACGAACTCTCCGCCGAGTTCCTCGGCAATCTGGAGCACGTCGCGGCTCTGGAAGATGACGATGCCGCGCAGCCCGGCCTCGGCCATGAGCGCGAGCGAATAACCGGCAAGCCCGACCTCATAACTGGCCCACATCGACTCCAGCGGCGTCGACTTCGGGAGCGGCTCGCCGCCCGTCATCGCGTCAAGGAGCCGAGCCGACTGCTGTGCCGTGAGCGTCAGAAGGTCATCATCAAGATCCCGAGCGGAGTCAAGGAACGATGCCCGCGTCATCCAGGTCAGCATGATGCCTCCTCGTCACGTAGCATGTCGATCACCGCACGGTACACGGCCCGGTCAAAGTACCGGCCCGAGAGAAGCGCGTTGGAGTGCCCGACATACGCGGTCTCAATCGGGAAGCCAGCCGGGAACGCCTGCACCATCCAGCCCGAGACCCACACATAGATCTCTGCGCGGAGCGGCCCGCGAGCCGCGACCGGCTTGCGTGCTTTTGGGCTCGGATCTGGCATCACTCCGGTGAGATCATGGCGGAGCGCGAGGCGCTTGGGCTTGACCAGCGAGGTGTACGGCAAATCAGGCATCCTCCGGCCCTCCTTGGGCGCTCTCGCGCTCCTTCGCTCCAAAGTGGGAGACGGCGACGCCGATGAAGGCTAGTGCCAGGAGAGCCATGAATACAGCCCGGCCCGGACCGCTCTCGCCGAGGTGCGGCGCTTGGGCGAGAGCGGACACAAACAGGACCGCCATCGCGATCTTGGCCATCACGCTTCCGGCTCGCTCTCGGGCTCGGGGATTTCCTTGGGCTCGGGAGGCCCCATGGTGAAGTAGCCGTGGCCAGACATGCCCTTGGTGGTCTCTCGGATAACGCCGCGACCGATGTCCATGCGGGCCCAGGTCTGCTTGGCGGCGTTGGCCTTGACGCGCTCCCAAATCACGCCGTCTGCGCGGGTGACTCGGGAGCCGAGCGGAAGCCGACCAAACTTGGACTCTCGGGGCTCGCCGATGATCTCAAACTCCGGGTGCTTGTCCTCGGTCGCCTTCCAAATCCCGTAGCCGAGCGCGGCGGTGATGTAATTGCTTCCGAGGTTGTCAGCAAACTCATCGCCAGTTTTCACGCCGGAAGCGCCCATGACGATACCAAGGTCAAGGAGGAGCCCAAGCGCACCCTCAATCACCACGTCACGGCGAGCGACCGTGTTTTGCAGGGAGCGGCTGCGAGTCTCCTCTGTCCGGAGTTTGTACGTCATGTCGGACATCTCGGCGCTGTGGCTCTTCCACTCCTCGGCGGACTCCCTGGACCACTGCTCATGGTTGATCTCGGCCTTGCGCAACTCGGTCACTACATCATCAGCCCGGCGCCAGCCCTTGTCCTTGACCACTAGGATCTCGTCATGCTTCTTCCGCTGAAACCAGTTCAACGCTATGCTGACCGCTAGCAGCGAGGCTAGCACGATTGCAAAGTTTGTCATCTTCGGGGTCCTCTCCCGTGTCTAGTTCGGCCCGGTCCTCCCGGGCTCGCCTCAACCCTACCGTACATTAATGCGCATTCGCTACTCATCCATCTCCAGTTCGCGGATGACGTCTTGGAGGATCGGGCTCATGCCGATGTCGCCGCGCGTCTTGGTGTAGACCAACTGCCACTTCAGGAGCGTGTGAACAACCTGCTTCGCATCGGCAATATCCATCCCTCCAAAGTCTGCAAAGTCGCGAGTTCGGAAGTTGTTGCCGCCGACCATCCGGAGTGTTAGCAGGATGTCATCCTGGTGCTCGCGGAGGTAGGCCCGGGCTTGCTCCTTCTTGCTTACCGCTCGCCGCTCATTCTCCAAGTAGCGGCCCGAGGCGGTGGCGTAACCCATCGCGCTCTCGCCGTAGATCATGTCCAAGAAGCGGACGGCATCATGGACGTGCTCCCGGCCTACTTGGAGTTTGCCCCGCTTGGAGACTGAGAAGGTGCGAGCCGCGAGCGCCGCTGCCACTCGCAAGACCTTGAACCGGGCATTTTCAGACTGGATGAGAGGCGGGTCTGACATGTACCGCTCGCCGAGGTTGATAGCCGCTTTGACAGCGGCATCTGCGGCGGCGTCAGAGATCACGACGTCATCCCGAGTGAGCGACCAAGCCCACTTCGCGAGCGCCTCGCAATCCTCTGAGGAGTATGACGGGTTGTGGACCTCGGAGAAGGAAGCGTTGATCAGTCTCGTGTCAACGTCGCCCTTGGCGGTTGCCATCACAAAGTCAAAACGCGCGATGTCCTCGGCGTGCTCCACGACGGTTCGCATAGCACCCATGCCTGCGGTCGGCGAGTCGCGGATCATCGACCCGTCAGCGGGGTTGGCGATCCAGACGAGCCGGGTCCGGGCGGATGTCTCCTCGGCGGCGATCTTGGTGACCTGCGCGATGCCCGAGGAGCGGATGGAAGACATCTGTTCAATGACATTCTTCTCCTTGAGTCCCGAGACCTCATCCAGGACCACCAAGCGCCGGTCATTCATGGGGATCACGCCCCAGGTCATGTGCCATCGCCCGTCGACTTGCTGGACTCCTCCAACAAGGCCCGGGAAGGACATGCCCTCACACGACTGGACAATCCCGGAGCGGTAGTGCTTCGCGAGCCGGGTGGCGGCCTCGCTCTTGCCCGTTCTTGTGTCGCCAACCACGAGCATTTCCAGCCAGCCCTTGGGGATAGTCATGTCGTGGATCTTGAATGAGACCGGCGAATGCCAGACAAGGTCATAGCCGACGTGGAGGAGATCACGGCCATAGATATGCGTGACGTTACTCGCCATGTCGTTCGCGATCTCCAGCGCCTTGTCTAGCGGCGATTGACCGCCGACTGGCTGAAAGGTCTCCAGGCGCTCGCGGAGTCCCGGAGTGAGCGTGAACTTGTCAATGTCAAGTTCCACCGGCTGGTTGACCCACGACATCCAACGCAGCCGCCCGCTCTTGGGGTCTGAGACGTTCTTGCCGACAAGCCGGACCTTGCTGTTGACCGTCGATGCGTGGGTGGAGACCGAGAATGCGGTGCGGCGGATAGGCTGCTGTGTCTCGCCGTCTTGGCGGTCATCAACGCTCGGCTGAACAAGCAATTCCTCAATGTGATAGTTCTCATCAACCTCAAACTCCACGCGGTCGGAGCAGCGAGCGCCGGTGATGTCTCTGAGCAATTGCTTATGCCTTTGTTCCGTTACATCGACAAAGCGGAGAATCTGATCATCATCTTCTCTCACATCAATCTCGGCTTGCCCGTTACGCGCCGCAATGGGGCACATCTCACAGGCGGCTCCTTTGGACATGTCACACGTCGCCGTTATCCGTTTTGGGGCGGTGTAGGGCTCGGCTTGCTTCCCGGAGATCGACACAATCAGTTCCATGGTCTTGGCTTGGTTCGCTTGGGACATCGATGACTGGAGGTTGAACCGCTCTCCGGCCTCGGCGAGCGGGGCGGACTTCAGCGAGCCGGTCGATGCCGATTCCTGTGCAACTTGCATAAGCGCTCGGAAGTCGGAAGCGGAGTGCCCCTCCTTGTGGAGGAAGTCCGTGACATCGGCTCCCTTCACAGGTATCGGGATCTCCATGATGTACACGCGCTCGGCAAACGCGGTGAGGATCTGCTCCACCTTCTTGGAGCCCTTCCGGCCCGCGTCATCATTGTCATACGCCACCCAGACCGTCTTGCCGATGAACATGCCCGCCCAGTTAGGTCGAAAGGTCGCCGCGCCCGCCGTATGCGTCACCGCAGGGATGCCGTACTGGTTGAGGATGATGCAATCCATCTCGCCTTCGGTGATCACGATCTCCTCGTTGCTGGCGAGGATGTCGGGGCGATATATCTGCGCTGTGCCGTGACCGGGAAGGTTGAGCATTTTGTCCGTCACTCCGGCGTTCAATTTGTAGCGCCGGACGTTGAGCAACTCGCCGCCGATGTCGCGTACCGGGATGGTGTAGCGCGAGCCATCCCAGCCGAGTTCCCATTCAATGATTGTTCGCCGGTCAAGCCCGCGAGTCTCCATCATCAAGCCCAGGACCTTCTTGTTGCCCATCAGAGCCTCGGTCCACTTTGAGATCTGCGCCGGATCCGGGAGCGGCGAGCCCGAGTTGAGCCGGGTGACAGCGGCGGATCTGAAAGTCTGGTCTAAGTGCCTTCCTCGCATCGCTTCCGCACGGATGTTGAATCCGCGCTCATTGGTCAAGTCTCTCACGAGCCATGCGATGGAACCGCCGTGGTTGCCCTTTAGGCAATTCCAAACTCCGGAGTCAGCATTCATCGACGCGCTCGGGCTCTTGCTTGAGTCCGGGCTCTCGCAGATCGGACAGAACATCCTCTGCTCGCCGTCATTCTCATCGCCGACCGCGTACTTGCTGAATGCTGCGCGCACGGTATCGGGCTTGTACTTCTTGTCAGCCACCTTGTCTCCTTGTTTGCCTTGCAAAGCCTTGTTCAAATCCCCTACCCACCAAAAACACCTATATAGGGAGAACAGAAGAAGAAGAAGAAGAAACTGTTGATATAGTCTTTCCTCTCCTTGTTCCGGGGCTCTTTACCCTAGCCCGCCTAGCACCCTCCGAGATTCTCACGAGATCTTTCACACTCACACATTCCACACAATCTTCACACAATTCACAGCCCCGATTGTGTAGGGCATCTCACATTTATTGTGTGAAGTGGAGAAGTCGATTGTGTTAAATTGGAGAGCGATTGTGTGAATATTGTGTCGATTGTGTGACCTTGTGCTGACCCCTATACCCCTTGGGCGCTCGCGGCTCGGGCCTTCCCGCCCCATAGCCGCAGGAGATCCTCGCCCCTTCAACGCAGCCCGGGGCTCTCTCCACGCCTAACGTGATGAAAGCCCCGGGCCGGGACCGGAGGGACCCTCCGCGCACTCGCGCACGCGGAGAGCCCCACCGAGCCATGGAGGTGATGATTAGAAGGGAGGCTCATCGCTCTCAAATTCCTCGGCGATGATCGCGTCCACGATGTCCTCATCGGTCATCTTCTTCAGAACCTTCGCGTCAGGGTCCAGTTCCTTCAGGACCTTCTTGAGTTCGATGCGAGAGACTCCGGCGAGGTCGGCGCGGCGTTCTGCCTCTTCATCCTCCTCGTCATCTTCCTCATCCTCCTCGTCATCTTCCTCCTCGTCCTCCTCGTCCTCATCCTCCTCATCCTCGTCATCCTCGGAGGGCTCGGCAAACTCGGCGCCAAACTCCTCCTCAAGGATGCTGCTGATCAGGTCGGCCTTCTTCACGCCGTCGGTCTCCAGACCGAGTTCATCGGCGATCTCGCGGAGATCAGAGACCTTGAGCGCCTTCAACTCGCGCTCGCGGGCTCCGGCATCTTCGGCTGTGTCCTCCTCTTCGGGCTCGGGAGCGTCGGCGGTTGCCTTCGCCTTCCCGGCAGAGGCGGCTCCGGCGATCTTGTAGATGCCGTCGACCTCGGGCCGGACTTCACCCTCATACTTGCCTTGCTTGATGTCGACCGATACGGCCTTGTCAATCGGGTCCTTGCCGCCGACCTTCTTGACCTTCACGCCGGTCGTGGGGTTGCCTTCATCATGGGTGATCGTCGGCCCGTCGCCAGCGCCGAGTGCGGCGTACAAGTTGGACTCCCGCGCCATGAGCGCTTCCTCCTCGCCGAACACGATGTTGCTCCAGATCGGGAAGCCGTCAAACTGCTCGTGGTTGTGCGGATCTCCCGCCGCCGCTTCCAACTCCACGAGGATGGAGAAGCCGGTGCGGCCGGAGCGGAACTCCTTGAAGTTGAACTGCTTGATGATCGCGCGGTACATCCCACGCTTGGTCGGAGTAGGACCGTCATACGCCTCAAAGCCAGTCTTGACTTCTTCGGCCTTGACGTTGGACCTCTTGATGCTGGGCATTATGCCTTCTTCCTTGTAGCGGTCCGGCGTGTTGCCGGAGCCTTCTTGACTGCGGGCCTACCGGCCTTGGCGCCGGTGGATCCCTTCTTGCTGGACATGGCGGCCTTCTTCGCTTCCTCAACCATTCGGTGCATCTTCGGAACCGTTAGCCTGTCCTGGTATGCGCCGAGGCAGACAAAGCGATCCTTGCCCCGGAATGCGTCGTTGAACGTGAACCAAATGCGGCGGACCTCGTTGCCTTTGGTGTCCTTCACCACCTCGCCGTAGCCGACCACGTTCATGTACCCTGCGACTTCCTGCGCCAGCGAGCCCTTCTGCCCGTGAATAGCGGGCGCAAAGTAGATCTCGCCGGTGTCCGGATTCTCTTGGACCGCTTGCCATGAGGTCCAAATGATATTGACCGGAAGGTCTTGGAAGGTCTTGACCATCTGGCGGAGCATGTTCTGGCTCCGGAGATAATCCTGCTGAGAGGAGATGAACTCATCAAGTTTGGAGTTGTTCTCCCTTGCCAATTCCATCGTCGCCTCCATCCCGAAGTTCTGAGCCGCAGAGATGTTGTCGATGATCAGCCACTCCAGGCCCATCTCCTCAATGCCGCCGTCGCGGAGGTATCGGAATGCCTCGTTGAGTTCGCGCCAATGCCCAATCTTCCATTCCTTCGCGGTCGACCCCATCATCATCGCTGATGTAGTTCCTTCCGGGTCTGTCGTCAGGAATAGCGCATTCTGCGCGGTGCCGGCAAATACCGTCTTGCCAAATCCCGAGTCGCCGACGATCAGCATATGCATGTAGTTGGCGTTTTGGCCAATGCTACCAATCTGTTCTGGTACTGCCATCAGAACTCCCTCTCATCTGTTCCGGTCTCCTTCATTGAGACAATCCGTGCGATGATCTCCTCAGCCCGTCGCGTGATGTACGCGGCATCGCTCTCGGAGATCCTTCCCATGGCCTGCGACCGGAGCGCGCGGCGCTTGATCCGCTCCGCATCCTCTCGCCCGAGGCCCTTCATGCCCTTCACTTCTTCACATCCTTCCTGTGCGCCGCGTATGGGTCTGTTTTGGTGAACTGGATCTCCTTGAACTCCTCCACCGCGAGCGCGTCGCCGGACTCATCCAACTCGCACATTCGGCGGAATTGGCAACCCCGGCACTTCTGTAGGTCTGGAGCCTTGACAACAGGCAGCCATCCCTTCCGGTAAGCCTCGGCGAACACGGCCTCATCCTGGATGCGGCGGATCATCTGCCCGCGCTCGGCTCGCGAGCGGTAGACCATGAAACGCTCAAAGTAAGCCGGTGGCTGGAGCGCGCTCGGCTCTCCAAATACGGTCAGCCCGAGTTCCTCCGCGAGCGCCTCAAGGTCAACCACCTTCAACTTCGCGAGCGGCCCGGGCAACTCCTCAACGCCGTGCTTGTCGATGGCCTCCACAAAGTCGGTCTTGGTCGGCTTGTTAGTCCGGAGCCCGTCGGCGTTGACCGGCCTCGTGTCGCCGAGCGCCTTGCGCAGGAAGTTGTACTCAATACCAGCGATCTCCTCGCCCGCCTTCAGCACCCCTTGCTTCTCTAGGACCTTGGAAGCGACGGCCCAATATGAGCCAGCCTGGTCATCAAGCGGAAGGTGGTCTGCCCATATGCTCGCAGCCGTCTTGTGCTCCGCCAGTCGGATCTCTCCGGTGATGAGATCTCGGTGGACTCCATCCCAGGTCCCCACATAGCGGAGCCAGCGGCGCTCGGCGGGCCGATGCCTCCCGAACAAGACCATCTCGGGCCTCGGGAGGACCACTTGGAACTCCCTTTCAGAGGCGATGACGTCGCGCTCGGGCTCCTCGCCCCAACGCTCCACGTAACGGTCAAGCATGTCAATCCCAAGCGCTCGCGCGTCCTGGTACTCGGTCTCCTCATCATCATTCGTGACGAGCATGCGGCGGTTCCCGGCGAGGTACTTGTCAAAGGTCTCGGATGGGTGCGTTCCTCGCTTGGTCCCGGGGATGTACCACCCCGCGAGGCCCTCATGGACCGCGCTCCCGAACCAGAGCGGGTTGGCGGCTCGGAGAGGTCGGAGACCTTCCACCTGAGACCAGTACCACCGCTGTGGGCAGGTCTTGAGGTCGCGCCGTTCGCTTGTTCTCATTTCCAGCATGGTTCCTCCTTGGAGCCGTTGGCCCGCCGCCCGAGGTCAGACCTCAAGACGGCGGGCGGAACCAGTGCTAGAACTCCTCCTGGACTGCGGGCTTGGCGGCGGGGCGGCGGCGCGTAGCGGTCGCCTTCTTCGCCGGAGCCTTGGCGGAGGCCTTCTTGGTTGCGGGCTTGGCGGCTGCCTTGGAGGGAGCCGTCTTGGCCTCTGCCTTTGCGGGCTTGGCGGCCTTGGCGGCTCGCTTCTCCTCGCGAGCGGTCTTGCGCTCGGCCTTCGCCTCGGCGACATCCTCCAACTCGGTCTTGCGGCTGGCGCGGAGATCCTGCTCACGCGGGTCCTGCTGGAAGCGCGAGCGGAGGGTGTGCGACAACTGCAGCACCTGAGGGTCGCATTCCAGGCCGGTCTGCTCCAGCACGAATGCGGCAAAGCGGGCGGACACGTCGCTGGTGGGCTTGTCCAAGTAGTAGGCCAGAGGCGCCTCGCCCTTGGTCTTCACGCGGCGTCCTGCCGCATCGGTCTTGATCTTGTTCTTGGCGGTAGTAGCCATTTCAATCTCTCCTTGTTTCGGTTCGTTCTTGCACGTGCTATCAACCCTACAACATCTCTTATGAAAAGTCTAACTTTGTATCAACTTTCCTCTGACTTCCATCCTCCTCTTCTGCGTGGCGGCATCCGGCCTCGCGTGACGCGGGTGACTCCGCGCTCCGGCTTGGCATATGACGCTTCTGTGCGAATCGCATGGGGCCGGAGATCTGGAGCCGGCATGGGCTCGGGGCTCTCGGCTCGCATCCACGGCGGTCGCCACCCTGCGGTGAGCAATCCGGCGAGCCCTCCGAGCCCGAGCCCTACTATGAACGCCGTCAGAACGGCCTCAGCGATGGTCATGAGATCTCCTCTCCACGGATCAAGTGTAGTGCCCGCGTGACTCCTCGGCGCGCGTCCAGTAGCGCGTGCTCAAGTTTGTGCTGGTCAAAGTTACTCTCAGCGATGGTCTGCTCCACGGTGTCGGCGGTCCGGACGTACCACCATGTGCGTGGAGCCACCCGGCCTGAGCGGTTGTTGTTCCGACCCTCCACCTGGACTTGGTCATCGGCGATGTACGTCTCATCCAGGATGACCATCTCATCACACCACGCATCAAGGTCCAAGGAGACTCCTCCGGCCTTGGTGTTGAGGAGCATGACGCGGTAGCGCCGGTCATCGCTTTGGAAGGTCCGTTGGGCGGCGGTGCGCTTCTTCCCGGTAACCATTCCAGATATCTGGAGGTGCTCAATACCGGCCTTGTCAAGGACTCCTGAGATGGCAACCAGGACCGCCGTGAACTGAGACACGATGACGTATTTGTAGCCGTCTGACTCCGGGTAGAAGTCGGAGACCTTCTTGCCCGTAACTCCGCGCGACTTCAGAAATTGCATGAGCCAGTCGACCTTCGGCGAGGCTCCCGTTGGCAGAGGTCTCGTGGTGCCCATCCGGTCCCAAACTCCGAATGCGAGTTGCTTGAGCCGCGTGATCTCCGCGAGCGCTCCCATGGCCGTCAAGATCCCGGACTCCAAGACAGCCTCACCCATGGCTTGGAACTCCTCATATTGCTTCCGCTGCTTCGGAATCATCCGCACCAGAACATCCTCACGCCGACCCATGGGGAGATCCGGGCGAGCCTCTGCCCGGCTCCTCCGCAGAATCACCGAGTCAAGCGACTTGTGAAACTCCGCGAGGCGCTCGGGCCGGAGCCCGTTGATGTCCTTCCCGAACCCATTTGACGACACATCAAAGTAGGTGTCGATCCATGCCCAGTATCCGCCCGTTTGGACTCCGAGCCAGTCGAGCATTCCCCAGAGCCGCTCCTCAGATCCTCGGATGGGAGTCCCGGTCAGGGCCACTCGCTTCCCGGCTTGGATGTCGAGGAGCCCGGCAACTTGCTGTGTGACGTTGCTCGGCTTGTACGCCGCGAGGAGTTCATGGGACTCATCCAGCGCGACGGTCTCCCACTCGTGGTTGAGGATCTCGGGCCAGTCCTCGGTCTGGATCTTGCGGCGAGTCTTGTGGGCCTGGAGGAGATGCTCTGTGGGCCAGTCGCTCTCGCTCTTGGTCGCCCACTGCTTGCACTTCGGGCACCACTTCCCGTAGATTCTGCGGATCATAGCGGGGTTGATTGCGAGGAAGCGCGGCTGGTCCAACTCCAGAAACTTCTCCCATGCGTCTTGGCGCGCGGCGGCTCCCTCTGGCATGGCCATCACCTCGGCGTCGGGAGCCCACTTGATGATCTGGTCACCCCATGTCGACTCCAGGGAGGTCTTGGGCGCGATCACGAGGTGGTCGCCTCGCCAGAGGTCGGCCTCAATCAGCCCGGCGAGATATTGGACGGTCTTGCCGAGCCCCGGATCATCGGCGAGGCAATATGAGAGCGCGCGAGCCCCGAACCTCCCGCCCACGCGTTGGTAGGTCCGGGAGTCCATCGCGGCGGCGATCTCGGGGTGACTCTCCGGAACTCGCCGGAGGATCGCATCCGAGCGCCTCGCGAGCGTGGCGAGGATGGCGCCTCGCGCCCTCTCGGCCCCTACCCACTCCCGGAGTGCCGGGGTGGGCTCAAACTCACCGGAGAACGCCTCCTCCAGCCGCCCATAGATCCCGAGGCTTGCGGGATAGGTCCACGCACCCTTGGTCGGTGACCAGTTGTAGCCCGGAACGCTCTTGCACAAATCCACGACCGATGGCGACCACGAGATCCTGACCAGAATCCGTTTGCCAACCAGGTCCAGGTCCGCTTCCGCCATCAGCGCTTGACCGGCTTGCGCCAGCCGAGTTTGCGCCGGTTGACCCATCCTCGGCGGTCGTGCTTGATTCCGATGATGTAGAACTGGTCTGTGTAGTACAGGTCCTCAAATACTCGGGCGAGCCCGAACCCTTTGACGAATGCTTCTCCCAGAAATGCGCCTCTCATGACCTCTCCTTGTCGCGAGCCCGGGCGAGCCTTCCCGCCCGGGTCCTCAATCGTACCGCCTAGCGGATCACCTCGCCCTTGACCGGGCGAGAGAAGAAGCCAAACGCCTTGTCATCGTCGCTCACCTTCACGGTCGCGGTGAACTTGACCTCGCGACCCTTCGCGCCTTCCAACCAGCCGTCATCGCCGTCATCGACGCACAGCGCGTCGGCGATCTGGCGCTGCATCGTCCCGTACACGCGGAAGCCGCGAGCATCCTTGACCACGATCTTGAGGGCCATTCCAAAGTCGGTCTCCTTCAACTTGGCTGAGAGGATCTCGCCGGAGATCTCTTGGCGGCCTTCCACGACCGGGTGAGCCTCGGCCTCAGCCTCGGCGACCTTCTTGGCCTCCATGATCTGCTTGACAGCGTCGATCTGCTTCTGGCTGTAGGGACGCTCGCCAAGGGACCATAGTTGGCCGCAGATGCTGTCGATGAACCTAGATCCAGAGGACCACTGGTCAGCGGTAGCAGCCTCGTGGAGAAGGTTGAACACCTCCGGCTCGGCTTCCTTCAGAGCCTCCCACGCCACGTCGCGCTCGGCGAGGTACGCCTGGCGCTCGGCTTCCTTCTTGGCGAGGCGGAGAGCGAGAGCGCGCGAGCGGCTCGCGAAGTGCTTCTCTGCGGCGGCGCGGTCTCCGATCTCGCGACCCAAGCGAGCATCCCAGGAGTCTCCGCACAGGTAGCACACCGAGGAGGAACCATCAAAGTCGTGGTGCCCGGAGCCGCCACAGCGACGGCATCCGATGAAGAACACCTGAGGCTTGTTCGGGAAGTCGGTGGTGGGGTACTCATACTCACCCACCTGCTCAAAGGTGATCAAGTTCAGATCTGAGTGAAAGTAGCC